CAGAGAAGCTTGGGCGGAATCATCCACATTCTCATTTTGGGGCCTCCAAGCCCGTATGTCTTTGCGTTAGAAAGCAACGCGGAGTTTCGTGGGCGCATTCTACATCGGAAATGCCACTTTTGAGTTTTTATAACTGTCCGGGGAGTTGTGAGAGTGGATCGGGTGATTGTGCCGTCGATAATCGAATAATGAGTTATTGTAATTACAAAACATAAAGTGGAAAGTGGTATTGCATAGCGCAGATCGCTTTTACACACAATCAAACGAAAGCCTTATATAGCACATGTGCATGGTGGGTCGTGCGCGCGCGCGAAGCGATTATTCTACTACTTACTACTTATTTAGTAATAATAATAATAATATTGTTTGGTTGCATATAAGGGGACTAGGAGGGGGTTTGGTGTGTTTTTATTGTTCAAGCGGAAGAACGTCTGTTTTCGTGTTTGCGTCAAAACCCGTCCAGAATCGTCCCCAAAAGTCGGAATTGGATCAGGGTATGCGCCCCTGGACTGATTGGAGAAAAATGGCGTGCTAAAACAGACGTGACTTTGTGGGTTTCGAGCTTTCTTTCTTGGGGTGTAATAACTAAACGGTGATTTATGACGGTCCTGATTAGTGTCGATCCGTCGATCAAAGACTTTGGCTGGGCGGTGTTTTTGGTCGATGACAAGAGAAAGGTCTGCGGGTATTCAGATAGTGGGTTTATTCGATTCAGCTCTAAGGTGAGTTGGGAAGAGCGGATCGACGAAAGCGTTGATTCGATCGGGGAAGCCACAAAAGGCTGGGGGAAGGGTTCTGGTGGTAGTGGCGGGCTTCTCGGCGCGATTGAGCACCCCGAGCCTTATGCAAGCGCTCGAGGGGAAGCCGCGAAGAACACGGGAGCAACGCTGAAGTTGATGGCCCAGGCCTGGTCGATCCGTGCAGCGATGAGAGCTAACGGCGGTAGAGTGACGATGACGACCCCAACTGGGTGGAAGGGTCAAACGAACAAAGACCACACTGCCCGTCGGATGCTCCGTGCTTGGGGCCTCAATTTCGATAATCACAATGAATGTGATGCAGTGGGTATCGGGACTTGGTACATTCGAGAAATTCTCGGCTATAGACTGACAGGTAGGTAGGTAATCCAGCACAGTGGCCCCCATGAAACCCTCACCTTATCTGTAATGGACCTGGTTGATGCCGAAGAAAACGACGAAGAAAGTGGCGGGCGGCCCAACTAACCCGAGGCGCAACCCGAGGGGTCGACCGAAGGGCGGTAAGCTTGTCACCGATGAGCACATTGCCCAGATGATTGAGTGGGTAGCTCAGGGTGTTACCCCTTGGAATTTGAAGACGAAGCTCTACAAACTGCTGGGCACTGAAGTGTCGCCATCGTGCTTCAATCGCCAAATGGCGAAAGTTCGCGCCTACTTGCGGGAGATGTGGACTCGACCTCAGGAGGATATGAGGGTCGAGTCACTATCATTCTATGCAGAGGTGAGGGGCAACAGCCGCGCTATGATGCAAGACCGATTGATGGCTGCCTCGCGAATTGATTCTATCCTCGGACTCGACGCTCGATTCACTCAAGGGCTCGGAAACGAGAGCGTTGAAGACTTCGTCGAGAGAATCAACGACATCCGCCGGGGAATGCGCGAGAGCGTTCCTGCGGCGCCTGAGACCATTCCTGAGCCTCCTGCGGCCAAAAAGCCAGCAGCTGCCAGGAAGGGAGAGAAGTGAAATTATGGGGCCTCAGGTGATAGGCCGATTCCTGGATTCCGTTTCTCTCGTGTTCTCACCTGAGGTCCCGTTTTGATCAAGCCCAAACCCAAGCGGCTATTGAATAACCGCTGGTATCCCCTCAGATACCACAGTAAGCAAGCTGAAATGTCACGCTCGGATGCGCGGTTCATTGTCAACGCAAGTGGTCGTAGAAGCGGTAAAACCGAGCTTGTAAAGCGATTGGCGATCCAGCGCGCCATGGACTTCATCAAGTTTGACGACGGTCGCTTTATCTTCGGTGCCCCTACGATTCCGCAGGCCAGACAGATCTATTGGAATGACCTGAAGCGATTCACCAACATCCCTGGACTACGCCTCAAGGCGCCTAACGAGTCACGACTCGAGATCACCCTATTCAACGGGGCTCGACTGCAGGTGCATGGGCTTGATAAGCCAGAACGAGTCGAGGGTGACCCGATTGATGGCATCGTGCTAGACGAGTATGGCAATATGAAGCCAAGCGTCTGGGATGAGCACGTTCGACCAGGCCTAGACACTCCCGACCGTGAAGGTTGGGCCATGTTCATTGGGACGCCTGAGGGTCGAAACCACTACTACAAGATCTACCGAAGAGCTACTACGGATACGACCGGGCGTTGGCAGTCATTTCATTGGCCCAGTTGGGAGATTCTCACAGAAGAGGCTATTGAGGAGGCCCGTCGAGACCTCGATGAAATGACCTTTAGGCAAGAGTACGGTGGTGAGTTCGTCAATTTCGGCGGACGCGCATACTACTGCTTCGACCCGGACATTCACGCGACCAGGAGGCTTCCTTACGATCCCGAGAAGCCAATCGCGCTCTGCTTCGACTTCAACGTCTCACCCGGTATTGCAGTGATTTGCCAGGAGCATCCGACTTATGACTCTCGGGGGAATCAACTCGAGTGGTGTAAGGGGATTCCGAATCTCGACCCAGCTGGTGTTACCTGTGTGATCGGTGAGGTGTGGATTGACCGCAACTCAAACACCCCAAAAGTATGCAAAGTATTCACGAAGAACTGGAAGAATAAGCACAGAAGCGAGGTTCATTGTTTCGGTGATGCAACCGGCGGTGCGCGGCATACAAGCCAAACTGAGGGTACTGACTGGGACCTCATCTGGGAGTATCTGAAGCCGGAATTTCCGGGGCGATTGCACCTGTATAACAAGCGCTCGAACCCTCCTGAGCGAGTCCGCGTTAATTCCGTGAATTCGCGTCTACAGACAGCCGATGGCTTTGTTCACTGCCTAGTCGACCCGTACGAGGCCCCCCACTTGATGGAGGATCTTGATACCGTCACTTGCGATGAAGCCGGCGAGCTTGATAAGAAGACGGATAAAAGACTTACTCATCCCAGCGACGCTTTCGGTTACTATATCGAAGCTGAGTTCTCGATTGCGGCATCCGAGCTACAGTCAACGGAGTATTGATATGCAAATCCTCACCATTTGCCTCCTGCTCCTCGTTTTCGCACTTCCTGGCTGCAAAACGGCTATCTCTCCAGAGTGGTCGCCAAGGATCCAGGAAGCTTGCGAGAAGGGGCAGCTTACCATCGGCATGACTCGCGACCAAGTCAGGTCGTCATGGGGGTATCCCCAGAATCGTCATGTCTTCACAACCAACTCGGTCTCCTATGAGACCTGGGTCTATCACCCCACCAGGCGTAGCACCTGGCTTGTTATGTTCGACCCCAGGGGTAGGGTCAGTTCTGTAAGCCAATAGGAGTGGCCCATGAAGAGCTTTCTCACTTTCATCATTCTCGCGGTCTGCGCGCTTCTTCAGGCGTGCCAATCGCCTGGTCAGGGTGCTGCGGCGGGTACGACGATCCCGCAGACGCAGGGAGCGCAGACGGTAGGCAATGACCAGGGTCAAGCGAGTGCCGCCGAGACCGGCGCTGCGACGACCCAGTCGAATCCCCTCATTTTCAACATCATGGCGGCGAAGACAGTCAACATCAAGACCGAACCGGGCAAGACGACCGACGTTGCTGTTGTCGGCTCCGACTATGCCGAGGTGAATATATCCGGCGCCGAGTTCGGATTGATGAAGTGGGGCAGTTACAATTCACTCGATGCCAGTACGTCGAGTGGTGGAGGAGCTGCGGGTGGTGTAGGCGGAGCAGTCAGAGCTCAGGAGGGAGTGTCGTCTTCCGGGATCAATCCGACACTGCCTGTCTCGACTCCGCCAACTCCCGCAACCCCGGTCACTCCCCCGGGAAACTGAATGGGACCTCCCTGACGGAGGGAGTCGCCGCGCCCTTTGGTGGGCGTCTGGCGGGCGGCGGGGAGCGTCCGAATCAGTAGGGAGTAGGGGGAGTCGAGCTCGAGGTGTGCGAGCTTGATTCCCCCGTCTTTTTGTGAGAGTAACATGCCCAGAGAACTCGAATTCAAAAACACCAAAGTGGTCATCATTGCCGAGTCGCTCATCCGTGATGCCACTCGGGATGTCAATGCAGTGAACCCAGTGGTGTTCATCACCTATCCAGACGGCACTACCGGCACTGAACTGGCTATGATTGCCAAAGAGACTGCCTCGGTTGTTCGTGCCGTTGATGAGCTGGAGAACGAGAATGCCAAGGCCAGTTGACTTTACCGAAGCCAATTGCATATTTCACGCGCCGGACGATATGCCCGACTGTTCCTCCATTCAAGTGTGGAAGGGATGTGATGAGCACAAGCAAGAGCTCATCATCGAGGTCTGGGAGTTCACGCCCGAAGAGATCATCGATCTGATGGGGAATGGCAGAGTCTATCTGACGGTCCTCGGCGGATCCTTGCCCCCCATCGCGCTCAGCACCGAAAACCCCTTTGTGAAGGTATCCGATGAGCCTGAGAATCCCGATCCGCGGGGCTGATTACCAGCCCAAGTTCCGCGACCTCAAGACCGCTGCAAAGCATATCGCTGACAAGGGCGATTTGAGCTTTGATTCCGGTGGGTGGCCAGATGAGCGAATCGTCTGGACTGACGGCAGCACGTTCGCCGACTACATTCCACCACTCACCGGCGGCAAGCGGCATGTACTGCCCGCAAATGCCTCTTTAACCGTCCTTCGGGCATGTCGTGAGTGGGAGTGTCCCTCGGCTGACAAGTTCGACGCAGTCAGGCAAATCATCGAGGCCACCAGTAATATGGGGGTGATCACCCAACCCGGCTATGAGAGGCTGAATCACCTCGCCGGGTTGCATCTAGGAGGTCATCAGCCGGCGAACACACCACATCCTGATACTCGGATTGAGTGGTGGCGTGACAACTGGTCCTCCAATCTGGGGGGCAATCCGAAGAAGGGGTGGTACTTCGGGACATTGCCGGGACGTTCGGCCAATGGCTGGGATAACAACCACTACAATCGATTGCTCTGGGAGACTGGGGCAATGTGCTTCGAGACGGATCATGAGAAGCGCCAGGGAGCTTGGGCTTTCTACCTTCAGCAGGCAGTCTCGTATGAGGGCTTTGGCCGGATTCAATCGGGACCGAAGAAGGGCTATTCGCGGACTGAGAAGGGTGATGTCTACGTTGGCCGCGACTCCGGCGGGAACGATGTCACCGCATATGAAAAGGACTGGGTCCCGAACCTGGTAGGATCGGCTCTTTTGACCGAGCAGGAACTCTTCACGGAGGCTCTGGTCGAAGCCGCTGATTTCTATTCGGCAATCACCTATCAATGGGGCGGTGCCTGGGGCGCAAGAATTCCTGGTCGAATCCTCGAGAACATGCTTCAGCTTTGGATGGTTTTGCCCACTCATCGCTGGGCTCTCGAGCGTGAAATGGGCCAGGTGCTCGACCTCCTCCTTCACCAGCTTGACAAGAGCGAGTGGTTCTGGCTCAATCTAGGAAATCGGGGGAAAGGCCCAATGTCCGGCTGGATGCACTCTGAGGCGGTAGCATCGATCCTTCGGGTGCACGAGCATATCCCGAGCTTGCGTGATCGTGGACCGTCGCGAGCTGATTGCGTCAAGATCATGCAGCGAGTCATGGACACTACGAGTGGCATCGAGGGTGGGTCCGAGATGATCAACGGATACGCTTGCTTGAGGTATCGCTTCCACACCAACACCGGGGAGTCGATGAACGCGGTCTTTGCTGTGAACACTGCTTTTGCGCTTCCCGCCTTGCGACTGTTGCAAGTCGAGATGCCCACCGAGTACGAGAACTGCAAGGAGTTTGTTCAGCGATTCGCCGGGTCGTCAATCGCTGATGTCCGGGCCGACACACCAGTTCCGCTGGATCAGATCGGCTACCGATTCCCTCGAGAGGGTCCGGCTTGGACGAAGACAATTCTGGAATGGATCGAAGGCGTCCGCTGAAGGGGTAAACTATGGTGAGTCCAGTTAGCAGCACCCGTGGGAAGCACGCAATCACGTTGGCCGCCAATGTCGTCAATTCGACGACGGTGGCCTATGACCGTATGACTCGCAGATGGGGACTGCCGGATACGTTGATGGGTGGCACTGTGAGTATGCGCGAGGCGGGGGAGAAGTACCTCCCCAAGGAACCCCGCGAACAACAGCGCACTTGGCAGAATCGCTTAAACAGATCAATCCTCTTCAATGCTTACGAAGATACCCTCAAGAAGGTGTCGGCGAAGCCCTTTGAAGAGCCGATTACCATCAAGAACGAGGAGAAGCTCGATCCCCGACTTTCGAAGCTGCCGAAGAACGTGGACATGCAAGGCAACTCGCTGACCCAGTTCGGAAATGCCCTATTCAAGAACGCTCTTCATAGGGGGCTGATCCACGTCTACATCGACTATCCAACGGTCGACCTCGAGAATCCGCCGACCCTGTCCCAGGAGATCGAGGGAAACATCAGGCCCTACTTTACTCAGGTCGATCCGATTGACCTTCCGGCCTGGCGTTCTCGAGTGATGCCGTCGGGTGAGCGGATGCTAGCTCAAGTCCGCCTGCTCGAGACTGAGGTCATTCCCGATGGTGACTTCGGTGAGAAGGTGAGAGAGACCATCCGAGTCGTCACAGCGCCTGATTGCGATGACCTCGATATCCTTCAGAAGTTCATCGCTCGGGAGATTGACTGGCGTGTCTTCGTTGATCGTGGCGGCGAGCTTGGTGAAGTGAGAGTGTTCGAGCGGGTTACTCAGAAGGACGAAGACCTGCCCGAAAACAAGCGCTCGAGCTCGAACTTTGAGGATTCGAAGTTCGAGGAGGTCACCGAGGAGGGTGGAGCTCACACCTATCCTGGAATTCCGCTTAGAACGCTCTATATCAACAAAACGGGGTTCATGACCGCGGAGCCACCTTTCGAGGACCTTGCCTGGCTGAATCTCGCTCATTGGCAAAGCATGAGCGACCAGCGCAATATCCTCCGATTCGCTCGAGTCGGTATCCTTTTCATGACCGGCTTGAGCAAGCAGGAAATGGAGAAGGAGCTCGTCGTCGGCCCCACCCAAATGTGGCGCTCGACCAATCCCGAAGCGAAGCTCACTCACGTTGAGCACTCGGGCGCATCGATTGAAGCGGGTGAGCGTGACCTCAAGGAACTCGAGAGGCGAATGGAAGTGCTCGGACTGCAGCCATTTGTTGAGAGTGCTGGTAACGTGACCGCCACTGCTCGATCAATCGATACCAGCAAGGAGCAGGCGGCAATCAAGTCGTGGGTTCGCGGGCTCGAGCTCCTGCTCGAGCAGTGCTTCGAATGCGCGAGTATCTGGCTCGGCGTTGAACTGCCCGACGACTTCGCCGTGGACGTCTTCAGTGAATTCTCGCTCGGCATGAAGGCAAGCACGGATACCGATCAGCTGATCAAGCTCCGCGACCCGATCAATCCCAACATCAGCCACAAGACGCTTATCGCCGAACTCAAGAGACGGGGGCTGCTCAGTGATGATGTCGACTCCGACGAGGAGATGGAGCGTATAGCTGAAGAGGGAGGGGGAATTGACCGTTTCTTGGAGTCGGGGATCGACCCGGTTACGGGGCTGCCCATTGACCACAGTACCGATCACACGAAAGACCCAGTCAAGGAACCCGATCCGGAGCTTCCCGCCGAGGAATAGGTGATTCCGTTCCTGCTCCTCGAATTCGCGGCACTCAGGAACCGAAAGGGGTGAACGATGGGTAGACGAGTCCGGGCAGCCCAATTTCGCACGGTTAACGAGCAGCTATTCGATGACGCCATCATCCATGCTATTCGTCTCGAGCGATTCAAGGCTGGCGAAGTGCGAGAGATCGTGGCGATGCTCAAGAACGAGATTATGCCGAGCATCGCTGCAAGACTTGAGTCGAGGATAGCCCGAATCGCCTCCAGGGGGTTCGATTCGGGCGTTTTCACGACTAACCGTTATAAGGAGATGATCCGGTCAATCAATGCAGTGATTGAGAAGGGCTATGGCGGAATCAGCAATACCATTGTCAATGACATGGTCGAACTGGCCCGACTCGAGACAGAGGTGGTGCTGACCAGCCTTAGTCGGGCGATGCCAATCGCAATCAGCTATTCCACCCCTTCCTCAGCGGTCCTTAAGGCTCTTGTGACCAACAAGCCGATGGGTAACGTCGGCGTGACCATGAAAGAGGCTCTTAGCGGCCTTTCAAAGGGTGCAAAGACCATTGTAACCCAGCAGATCAGGGTCGGTATCGGGTCTGGTGAGTCACTCAGTCAGATAGTCCGTCGAGTGAGGGGCGCAACTGGGGCTGAGCAGCTGTTGAAGCGCCAGGCAACTGCAATCGTGCGGACTTCGATTGCTCATACCTCAAATGCTGCAAGAGAAGAGACCTTCGCGGCCAATAGTGATGTCATCGGCAAGCTTCAGTACGTTGCCACACTCGATTCACGCACTACGGACATTTGTGCCAGTCTCGATGGTGAGGTGTTTGGCCTATATGAAGGGCCCCGTCCGCCGATGCACCATCAGTGTCGGTCGAACATGGTGCCCGTCACGAAAAGCTGGTCTGAGCTTGGTATACCGGGTTTGAAGGAGCTCCCTCCCACGACTCGAGCTGCGTTGGGTGGGCCAGTGTCCGAGAAGACTGGATACGGTGATTGGATTCAACGCCAGCCCATCAAAATCCAGAATGAGGCCTTGGGAGTTGGAAGAGCCCAATTGTTGCGGTCTGGCAGAGTGAGTATCAGTCAGTTCACTGATAGTCAGTACAGACCACTGAGCCTCAAGCAATTGACAGCACTCGCAAATTCATGAATTTGGTAGCCGTGCGGTTACTTGCTTGTCACATAGATTTTGGTCGTAAGCTTTAGGACGGGATGTCCGTTCCGGCGCGGGACGCAAAGGAGTTAGTCAATACCATGCCATTTGATGCACTGATTTCCGCCGAGCAGCACGGGACTCTTCCCGATGTCGTGAAGGCGGAGTACAAGAAGCGCGAGGACGGGATGTTCTTGCTGCAGGTCAACGAAGTCAGCGGATTCGGTCTCGAGAATGTGACCGGAATCAAGAAGGCGCTTTCCACCGAGCGAAAGCTCAGGGAAACCGCTGAGGCCAAGGTCTCCCAGTTCAAGGACATCGATGCTGAAGCAGCGCGGGATGCGCTGGCGAAGGTTGCCGAGATGGACGGGTGGGACAAGGACACGAAGACGAAAGAGCTCGTCGAGCAGGCGACTCGCAAGCTGAGCGAAAAGCACAAGACCGAACTCACCCAGAAGGAGCAACGTGAAACACAGCTCATGGGTGCGCTCGAGGGTGCTCTGATCGAGTCGGCAGCGACCGCGGCGATTGTAGAACACAGTGGCAACGTCGATCTGCTCCTGCCCATCGTTCGCAAGTATGCGAAGGTCGAGGAGAAGGACGGCAAGTTCGAAGTCCGCGTCCTCGACGACGATGGAACCAACCGAATTACCAGTAAGACGGGCTCGACTGACCCGATGGGTATCGGTGACTTCGTGTCCACGGTGCTGAAGACTGACAAGCGGTATCAACCCGCTTTCGTTGGATCGCAGAACAGTGGTGCTGGCGTCAAGCCCAAGGGGGGCAAGGACACTAGCGCTGATCGGGATCGGCGTGAGGGAGACGCTCCAGCAACTCTCAACCCGGTTGAAAGGCTCCGGCAGGCGCGTGAGCAGGCAGCTCAAACGTCGGACGAGTAGACAGTAAAATCAGGCGAAAGCGCGGCGGGATGCCACCCCTCTGACGGGATGTCGGGGTAAAAGCTGAGGCCTTTGGCAACAAAACGAAACCAAGAAGGTCAGGAGAAAATCCATGGCAGTTACCCTACTTGAAGCAGCCAAGCAGATGACTGGTGATGTCATCCGCCAATCGGTGATCGAGGTCTTTGCTCGATCCACCGACCTGCTTCGTGTCATGCTCTACACCGACATCCAGGGTGGAGCCTACAAGTACAGTCAGGAGCAGGCGCTCCCCGGCATCGCCTTCCGAGGCATCAACGAGTCTTACACCGAGTCGGCTGGCGTGCTCAACCCCGCGGTCGAGCAGCTGGTCATTCTCGGCGGTGACCTCGATGTCGATAAGGCCCTGATCAAGTTCCACGGCGAGGGCATCCGTGCCACTCACGAGGCGATGAAGATCAAGGCCATCGCTCACGAGTTCAGTCACCGATTCATCAAGGGTGACTCTCAGACCGACCCCAAGGAGTTCGACGGACTGCAGAAGCGGCTCGTCGGCAATCAGCTCATCGCTGCGGGCTCGACCTCGGGCGGTGACGTCCTGTCCTTGCAGAAGCTGGACGAGCTCATCGATGCCGTTGATGAGCCGAACTATCTGCTGATGTCGAAGGCCATGCGCCGGATCCTCACGACTGCCGCTCGCAATCAGAGCGTCGGCGGTCACGTCTCCTATCAGAAGGACGAGTTCGGCCGTCAGGTCACGGTCTACAACGACCTGCCGATCCTCATCGCCGACGGTAACGGTGATGTGAACTCGACCCTCGGCTTCAACGAGGCGAATCCCGGCGGCGGTTCGAGTGTCGGAACGTCGATCTACTGCATGTCCATCCAGGAGGGCATGCTCTCCGGCATCCAGAACGGTGTTATGGACGTGACCGATCTCGGCGAGCAGGACGCCAAGCCCGTGTTCCGTACTCGAGTCGAGTGGTACAACTCGATGCTGCTCGAACACCCCCGGGCGGCGGCGCGTCTCTACGGTATCAAGACCGGCGCGGCGGTGGCCTGATCCGACTGCTAGCTGCTTAACAGCGGCATAGTCCTTCAACAGAAAATTCCTTAGGGAGACAACTCGAATGAGTGTTACTCAAAAGACATACGATTCCTCGCTCGTCCTCAAGGCGGCGGGGCTCATCGCGGCGAGCGCTGCCGTCGCCACTATCGTCGACCTCGGCGATTGTCCCTGCCATGCGGACGTCGTCATCGACGTTACCGCTCTCGAGATCGCCTCGAACGACGAGCTCTACGACATCGTGATCCAGGGTTCCCCGGATTCCGACTTCGGAACGGCCGGCAACATCATCGATCTCGCTTCCTTGACGCTCGGCGCCAAGGAGGTCATGCGGTCCAGCAGTGACCGTGACAGCGTGATCGGTCGCTACCTGCTCGGTCTTCGGAATGAGGCCGATCTGGCTGGCGTCGTGACGACCTTCCGCTATGTCCGTCTCTACACGGTCGTCGCGGGCACCGTCGCTACCGGCATCAACTACTCTGCGTACATCGCGAAGCAGCAGCCGGGGGCCTGATCGATGTCGTTCCAGGATCGTGAGAAGGTGACTATCCCGTTGTCGAGCCTCGACTCTCAAGGCTTGGTCACGATATACGACCTCATCGACGGGGGCACCAAGCGGTGTTCCCCGATTGATGCTCGCGAGATTATCGCGAGTGGTTGTGGGTCGTTGACCAAGCCCGATTCTGCTCCCATCACCGATGATGGTGATGATGATGCAGCGCAGAGCGAAGTCGAGGGCTTGACCACGGCGAAGGTGACCCGACCCAAGGCCAAAAGAGGGAGCGGGGCCGCTACTCGGCAGTAGTCACCCGTAGAGCTTCGCAATGGCAGCTACATTTGTCGTCGAAGATGGTACTGGTCTGTCCACCGCTAACGCACTAATCAGCGAGGCGGAGGCGGATCAGTATCACGACAACAACGGAACGCGGACAGCGTGGGACCTGGCCTCCGATAAAGAGCAGGCGATCCGCAGCGCAACAAAGTACCTTGAGGTCAAGTACAAGGGGAGGTGGCTCGGTTCTCGAGCTGTCGCAACTCAGGCACTTTCGTGGCCTCGAGCTGGTGTTGAGGACTGCGACGGTTACGCCGTCGATAGTGACTCGATTCCCCAAGACATCAAGAACGCTTGTGCTGAGCTCGCCCTCGATACAGTGACTGAGTCCGATCTCCTTGCCGATGAAACCTCGCCAGTTGGCATAATCAAGCGCCAGCGAAACAAGGTCGGTGAGATCGAGCAGGACATCGAGTACATCGGGGGAGCTGATTCCACTACTCTCCGCACTACCGTTGCTGGATTGGTTCGTAACTACGTCACCGACTCTGACGTCTTGGAACGCGGTTGAACATGACTACTCTTGACGACACTTTTCTCCCACTGACTGCTAACCTAATCAGCAGCTTCGGCAAGTCATTGACTTTCGTCGTGGCGACTGACAGCTACGACCCAGCTACTGGGTCAAATACGGTGAGTGAGAGCACAAGTGTTGTCAAGGGTGTCCTGTCTGCTTACAGCAGCCGGTTCATCGATGGCGACCTAATCCAGAATGGCGACTTGAAAGCGCTGATCGCGGCTCAAGGACTTACCTTTACTCCAACAGTGGGGCAAAGGGTTGAGTTCAACAGCCAGAAGTGGCGCATTGTTGCAATTGCAAGCCTCTACAGCGGTGATGAGATAGCTGGGTATCGTCTTCAACTGAGGCGATGACATCGAACATCCGCCAGTTTGAAGCTAACGTCCGGAAACTCGCAAGAACTCTGACGGTTGAGCAGTTTAACCTGTTCAATCGCAAGATTTGCTTTGAGTCCCTCAGACGCGCTGTGCTCCACACCCCCGTCGATACCGGAGTGACCCGTGGGGCTTGGCAAGTCACTGTCAATGAGCTGCCCAAGGGGTCGGACTCGAAAGACCGGTCTGTATCGGGCTCTTCGTCAACTTCAGACAAGGACGGGGCAGACACAATCAACCGCGGCAATGCGGTCATTGCGACCATGCCCCCTTACTCGCTGTTGTGGATAACCAACAGCACTCCTCACATCATGGTTCTCGAAGAGGGTCTGTTCGACCCGCCCAACCCTGGCCCGTCTAGCGACCCGAGGCCGGGAAGGTTCGGCGAAGTACTAGTTAGTGGCGGATTCTCGCTGCAGGCGCCTCAAGGAATGGTTGGACTCACTCTCATCGAGCTCCAAGCCATCTTCGGGCCCTGATAATGCAGCGAATGACCAAACATGGCCGACAAGCTAGCGGTGGGGGGTTTTGTGGTGCTACTCCTGCCCACTCATCGCTAGCTTGTTGGACTTTTGATGATGTCTCACCAGGGTCAGTGACAAGACGCCTACTGGCGTCCCAGTCGGCTCCCGAGACGATTGATGACTGGACAGTCAGTTCGATCTCAGAATCGGTCTAGGAGACCAATAGACGTGAGTGAAGAAGAAGAAGATACCTTTGAATCAATGCCGCGCCACAACTCACAAGACGACTACCGGTTCATGCGGTTTCTCAACAAACTCGTATGGGCAAGCATCCCAGTCTTGTTTACCTTACTAGGGGCAACTGGGAAGCAGGTGCTTGATAACGACAAGCGTCTCACCGTGATCGAGTCTAACAGGTACAGTCGGGACGCTGGTAATGCGGAACGAGAAGAGAGGATCAATGGGGACGCTGAGCTGAGAGCACTGATCTTGTCCACGCTTTATTCGATCGAGAAACGGCTTGATCGAGTTGAGGTACTCAACGAAAGACACAAGGATAAGTGAGGATACCATGGAGTTGCTCAGAGAGCTTTTGACTAGCAAGAAATTCGTGGCAATGCTCGTCGGCATTATCACGGTCGTTGTCACGAAGATCGGCTGGGACATCGACCACGACACAATCAGCCAGATCGTGGCACTTGTTGCTTCCTACATCGTCGGTCAAGGATTTGCCGATAAGGGCAAGGAAGCCGCCAGGATTGCTTCAGCGGCTCGCACGGAAAAGAAGATGGAGTGATCGATGACCTATCTGATTCCCCAGCACACAAGCTTCAAAATCCCCATCTTCGTCCAGACCGACGCCAATGACCGAACCGCGGTCACGGGGATTACTCCATCAACGATGGAGGTCTATGTCAAAAAGTTTGAGCAACCGCTGAACTTCGCTAGCGGCAACGGGGGCGTAGTCGAGCTCGAAGTGGGATTTGGAATCTATCAGGTGATCCTCGACGAAGTGGACACTAACACAGTCGGGGCGCTCACCGTCGTCGTTGACGCCTCGCCGAGCGGATTCGTTCACATCATTGAGCTGCAGATTACACCGAATCCAAACTCCATCCCTTGTGTCGTGATGGACGCAAGCACGACATCGATCCTAGTGTCGGGACTCCCGCCGAGCGACGACGACGACCACTGGATCGACGGATTGCTGAGAGTCACCGATGGTAACCTTGTCGGACAGCACAAGCGGATCACCGCTAGTACTGAGGTACTAGCTCTCATCAATGGTGCGACCTACGATGACCTCGGTCATGCGGCTGGCGACTATCTGCTCTACGCCCCAGGTCTTTTCGCTGGGTACACTTTCACTGTGGGTGATAGGGTTCGGCTATTCGCTGGTACGGATATGTCACTGACCACCCACGAGATCGCCAGCAGGGTGTCTGACGATGCAGTGCTGTTTACCGCTTCTGCATCCGTTGCTGGTGCCGATTCGATTGATGGCTCTATCATTGTCCTCGGCCTAACTCGACTGACTGTCGCTGGCGGATTCACAAGTGCACCTGCGGTGGACGATCATGCAGTGATTGTCGGGGAGTAACCATGTCTCTGCTTTTGCTGCTCAATGATCCCGAGATTCCCGAGCTGTCTGTAGCTTCAACCTCGATTGCTACAGACGGCTTGAGTATCACCTCGGTGACCAATTCGGAATCGACTCTGCAGATGTCTGTGAGAAGCCTTATCAGGCCATGCCTCATGGACACTAGCGATGAGTCATTCCAGAAGTGGTCGATTGACGACCCCGACTATGCGCTTGCGCCAGTCGGCATCGAGTCGGATTCTAGCAGCTTTACCGCAGAATTTGTCGGATCGGGCGTTGCAGCTTTTCGGGCTAAGTTGCACTGTGAGGTCGACGGAGTTGGCGGGTCGATCAAGCTTCATCCCGAATTGGTCATGGGATCGGGTAAAGCGGGCGCTACCCACTATTTCTCGGGGATTGAGGTCTCACTTCCGATTATCGGAAATGCCTCTGATTGCTCAGTTGTTCTCCCCTCGACCATGGGGATCGTCGTTCCGTTCTTGGACGACTTGGTTCTACCCGACGGAACGGAAGTAAAGTGGGGATACCCGGGACTGCAAAACAAGGGGTCTGGCGCTGGCGCAAATCCGGCTACCCACCCCAGGGGTGATGTCAGCTGGAATGTAGCCTCATTCTTTCCCGTGGTTGCTCTTTACAATCGGGTGACTGGAGTCGGTGGTATTCTTCGAGTCTCGGGGAACAACAACGGGCGAGGCTGTGCTATCTCACTGACTCGGTCTGGGTCGAATATCATAGTTGCTCTGAGGATGATCCCGATTGACCACCAGGTGGGCGTTAACGGGGCCTCAGACGAGGAATTCGACTACTCACTACAGATTAAGCCATTCGCAAGCATCGATGCCGATACTGCTTGGTATGATATCTCCAAGTTCCACAGTGACGAGCTTGAGCGCGAGAGTCATCCCAGCAAGACCGTTGCGAGAGTCATCGATAGGCCCTCAAGCGGCTCGGGCTATTTCCCGAACCGTATCAGAAACCTTGAAGCCTTTGCTGCGATGACCCAAGGCGATTTGACTGACCCGACTTTTGACTTCGACACGCTGTACAGAGCAAACGGCGCCAACCTGGTCAACGGATTCGCACACCTCTCTGCAGCTGGGTTGTGTCTGTCGATTTACAACTATACGTCTGGCAGGCTTTGGGCTAATCACCCGAGTCTGCCATTCGCCCCTGGTGCTGCCCAGGCGGTCATCGACTTGTATGACCTCGGAATCACCATCTCGATGTATACGGTCCAGGCGCTTACTGTGGACGGTTTGACTGGGCTTGGGCTTGACATCGAGAATCACTTAGTTCTCGATGAGAACGGTGACCCGATTACTGGAGTTGTTGCGGGCTCGTCGGCGCCCGAAGGACTCCAGTATCAGATGAGTTTTCTCGACGACTCGAGTGTGTCCGAAGTGTTCGGATATCAGGTGGCTGAGATCACCGATGAAGTCGGAACGAAGTTCTGGGTTATCTACATGGACGGGCTTAACGCCGTGGCACCCCCTGCAGACGCCAATTCGGCTTTGTCATCGGACGACCGAGGAACTGGCTCGAAGACGTTCTGGCCCAAGCTAAGAGCATCGCTCGACCTCATGAGGGCCGAGATGGTAACTGCGGGGATCGTCAGCCCAAGCGTGTTCACCGAGCACCCGAATCCCAACACAGTGGGCACTGCCGACTTCTGCTTCAATAACATGATTGGGCCGGGTGAGTCGTTCCTCGGCGCTCTGTACGGGTCTTGGGACTACATTACGCCTCGATTCCCCAGCTTCATAATCTGCCACTCACCCGAGACCATAGTCACTGACTTCGCCAGTTTTGGTGATGGTCCCACGGCTGCTTTTGATGGGCTCGCAATTGACAACTATGCCACAGTCCCCGAGAGGTTCAACTCCCTCTACTCGTTCAATTGGCATAACCACCAGCTACCCAGCTTCCTGAGGTACTTCGAGGTCGATCCCGACTCTGTGTACTTTCCCGATGATGCAAGTGAGGGCTACCTTGAATGGGCTGAGTTCGTTGACCGGATGTGCTTCAAGAATGGAGACGCGGTCAGGCACTGGAATCGATGCAAGAAATTACGAGACCTGCCCGACTCCCAGCATGTTCGCAGTATCGAAGCTTACCACTACTACGATAGCAGCCTGGTCTTGGTCGAGGGCTCACAGCTTCATCACTCTGTGGTGCACGATGACCGGAACGACGAGGTCATTCTAAGGTTCACGAACTGGTCGATGGTCGGGCATAATCCCGTAGAAGTTCAGTTCACGACATCCTTGACAGTTGACAAGTGGCCCGAGCTCGGGACGATTGCGCGGGATGTCTGGCTGTGGGACTGGTCGAACGACTCGATGACTCCGATGACTAATCGGGACACAGGCTCGGCATACCAGCTCACAGTGGTGATTCCAGCTGGGTTTGTCGGTGTTGTCATGATGGTTCCGAGGGGAGTGCTTCCCACATTCAGTGGCACATTCTCAGTTGAGGCTATGCACAATGCGGCGCGGAGTGTTTGGTCTACTGGGATCGAAGTCGGCCAGTCAATACCGACGCAATACGACAACGCGCCGTTCACTCAGCCTGAAAACGGCATCTGGGCTCGAGTGAAGGTCTCAGTCAGCGATCAAACGCAAGTGTGCTTTGGCAAGAAGAACACCTTCAAGACCAAAGGCCAAATTACCGCCAATATCCACTTCCCTATCACGCTCGGCGACTCGAGCCCCTTGTCGGTGTGTGATAGCGTTGCAGCGGTATTTGACGGACTAAGCGTATCATCGGCAATGCTCTTCAGACAATCGACTGCTCAGAACGGATATCGGGAGGGCGATGACTGGGTCATTCCCATGGTCATACCGTTCGAGTCAACCAGTGTCGAGAACAAGCTGGCCAGGGTGGCTGGGTCGTCGGACAGCTTTGAGGAGTTGGGCAATAACATCCGCAGCTATTTCGACACTAACCTGACAGTTGCTGAGTCGTTGTTGACCCACTTCGACAATGCTCCATTCACCATCCAGGATGGCGTAATCTGGGCCAGGATGTCGGTTCAGCGCGGTGATCGGATGACATCGGAGATCGGTGCATCGCCGACATATCGGACAGTTGGGAGAATCGTCGTCTCGATCTTCATCCCCATCGAGTTGGGTGATATGGATGGACTAGTCTTGGGGGATAAGGTCAGAGGCGTATTCCGCACAGTGACAATCAAAGGGGTTACTTTCAGGAGCCCCACTGTAAGAAATACTGGTCGTGACGGGTCATGGTGGCGTGTAGACGTCACTGTCCCATTCAATGTTAGCAGGTAATTGGAGGGTTCAAAATGGGCGCTGATGCCAATAGAATGGGACTCGCTTTCGTCGAAGAATCAACCTTCGGCACGAGCCCCGGAACGCAGCTGAAAAACATCCGCTACACTGGTGAGTCCCTGAAGCAGGACACGAGCACTACTACCTCAAACGAGATTCGTAGTGACCGCCAGGTGTCGGATGTCATCCGAACAAATCTCAAGGCTTCGGGTGGCATTGATATCGAGATGAGCTACAAGGCTCATCAAGAGTTCATCGAGGCAGCTCTGCTGTCAGCTGACATCAGTGCCGAGGTCGATGTCGCAACCGCTGATACTGGTGTGTCTGCGGCTGCGTCGGACAACTCGTTCAATCACACCAGCGCTTGGGATAACACTCCCGCTGTCGGCGACTGGATTCGGGTTGAGGGATTCTCCACTGCGGGCAACAACGGCTACTGCCGGGTTGTGTCCGCGACTTCGAGCAAGATCGTGGTCTCGTTCCTAACCCTGACCGACGAAGCCGCTACCCCGTCGATCGATATGAAGGTTGGTCAGCAGATGACCAACGGTACGACCTTCCGCTCTTTCCACCTCGAGAAGGAGTTCACCGATCTGACCAACGAGTTCGTTCTCTACGGCGGAATGTGTGTCGATACGATGGATCTCAACATTGCAGTTGAGTCCATCATCACCGGCGCCTTCTCGTTCCTGGGCAAGAGCGAAGAAGCCGCTTCCGCGACCTCGGGAACCGGCACTAACACGGCTGCCGCGACTAACGACATCATGAACGCCGTGGACAACATCCAGGCGGTCTTCGAGAACGGGTCGAGTTCTATCGAGGTCACCAGCTTCACGATGGCGTTGGCCAACAACCTTCGCGCTCGAGCCAAGGTCGGGACTCTCGGCACTATCAGCGTCGGAACTGGTACTGTCGGACTCACCGGCGCACTCGAAGTGTACTTCGCTTCTGCGGGTCTGATGACTCGCTACCGCAACTTCAGCGATTCGGCTATTGCCATCATCGCCGAGGATGCGGATGGAAATGGCTTCATCATCGATCTGCCCCAGATTCGGTTCACCGATGCTCAGCAGGTCTCTGGTGGAATCAACACTGATATCATGGCGGCAATGCAGTACACGGCCTTCCGCCACTCGACGCTCGGCTACACTTGCCGAATCGTCCAGTTCGACGTCTGATCTGAAGATCAAGAAGGAGTAGCAAAATGGCAAAGATCTCGAGTTTCAAACAAGACCTAACCAAAGAGTCCGAGGGCGTTTGGTTTGACTTCGAGTCGGGTATCCGCGTGCTCATCGCGAGCACGAATAGCCCGAAGTTCAAGAAGTTTCTGAAGGCCCTGACAAAGCCACACATTCAGGCGATTCGGTCAAACACGGCCAGCGTCGATCTGCAGACTGCGCTGTTCAAAAAGGCGGGTTCCAAGTACCTCGTTCTCGACTGGGAAAACATCGAGGACGACGACGGAAATCCCATCGAGTGCACTCCCGAGAATTGCCTCGAGATCTTCAACGACCCCGCGCTCCGCGAATTCTACAATTTCGTGGTGCAGTCCGCTGGTTCGGCGGAAGCGTTCCGCGTTGAGTTCGAAGCGGAATCCGCGGGAAACTGACGGAGTGCATGGTATGGGAGCTCGAGTGGGGCCCCCATATCGCTGCACTCAAAAAGAGGGTGGAACGGGGTGACCCAGTGCCAGCTCTCGAGAATATGCCCACTGTGTTCGATGACCTCCGATGGGTCTATGACGGGTTCAGTGAGCTAAACAGCCAACGGAGGGTCAACCAAGTGCCTAATCGAATTAACGTAGTTGAGGTCGATACTTGGTTGACTCTCAATGGCATTGACGATCCAGATGACCGACTGTTCTTTTGGCGAATGGTCAGAGCTATGGACTCGGCATGGATGGATCGTGCCCACAAAGAAATCAAGCGGAAGATGGGTAAATAGCTAATGCCGACACTTAAGCTTGGAATTGACGCTCGCGGTGCAAAGAGGGGCGCAGACCAGTTCACCACCGCAACTCGAAGGACGACTGACGGGGCGGATCGCACCGGCAGGAGCGTCAAGAAGCTTGATGACGGAATGAGCAGGATGGGTAGTACAGCAACTCGAGTTGCTGGGCTCGTCAGTGCTGCATTTACGGCTATCGGGGCGGGTATTGGCATTCGCGGCGCAATCAAGACCATCGCTAGTTTCGAGGAGACACTCGCAACTCTCGAAGCAGTCACGGGTGCCAACGATGTCTCGATGAGAGCTCTTCAGGATACGGCTCGAGAACTTGGTGCTGTGACCAAGTTCTCGGCCACTGAGGCGGGTGAAGGACTCGTTTTTCTCGCTCGAGCGGGTTTCTCAGCTGATGCAGCGATTGCTGCATTGCCATCGACACTTGATCTTGCAGCGGCTGGTGCGTTGCAACTGGGCGAATCGGCGGACATCGCCTCAAATGTCCTATCTCAGTTCGGCTTGACAGCCGACGAGATGGAGCGAGTCGCGGATACGTTGACGAAGACCGCGAACAGTTCGAATACCGACGTTAGACAGCTAGCGGAGGCGATGAAGTACGTCGGCCCCGTTGCGGGCGCATTGGGAATCAGCATTGAAGAAACAGCTTCGGCAATCGGTGTATTGGGCGACAGCGGTGTTCAGGGGTCAATGGCCGGAACGAATCTTCGTGGAGTGTTCTCGGGACTCCTGGGTCCGACGGACAAAGCGAGGAGGGCAATTGAAGAGATGGGCCTTAGCCTAAAGGACCTTGATCCCGCGACCCACTCAATCTCGGATATCATGGACCAATTCGCCTCAAAGAATCTGACCGCCGCACAGGCAGTTGAGATCTTCGGTAGGCGAAATGCGGCCGCAGCGCTTATTCTTACTCGGGGCACCGAGAAAATTCGCGAGCTGGCGGGGGCTAATGAGGAGGCAGCGAGCGCGGCAGAGAAAGCTGCCGCGATCATGAACGACACTCTCACTGGTGCGTTCAAAGCTCTCAACTCAGCAATCGAAGAATCGTATCTCAGGCTTGGTGAGAGCTTCCTGCTCAAGTCGCTGAGGAATCTGGTCGACGGGGCGACTGACGTTATCCGAGTCATGCTCGGGATGGAAGACCAGCTCAATGGTGACGTTGCCGCTGCAAAAGAGATGACCTCAACTGTCCAAGGGTTGTCGGCGTCAATCGCTGTCTTGTTGGCGTTCAAGCTCGCCGGGTTCTTCAATTCCGCTGCAGCTGCAGTTATCCGATTCACCATCGCTCTTGCAGCTAATCCGATTGGATTGATTGCAGTGGCGCTTGCAGCTGCTGTGGGACTCCTCGTCAAGTTCAAGGACGAGATGGTCAATGTCGGGGGACAGTCGCTCAGAGTCGGTGTGATCGTTGCAGCCGCCTTTGACGTCATTGGTGAGCGCGTAAGCATCGTATTCCATGCCATCTACGATATCGCGAAGTGGGGCTTGGACAACGTAATCTCGTTCTTCAAGCAAGTGGGTGATAATGTCGCCGCGGTCGCTCATGCTATGGGAATCAGTTGGGGCGATGTCCTCGACTTCTTCCTGGATATCACCAAGCGGGCTATCAACTGGGTGATTGGGTACTTTGTCTTCATGGGCAAAGAGATCAAGGCGGCCTTTAACCTGATCAAAGACCAGGTCAAGACTATCATTGACACGGTTAGTGAAGTGGTATCTGCCATCGGTGATATCGACTTGTTGTCACCGATTGAGTCTGCAACTCGGCTCAACAATGCCAAGGACCGAATCGCGCTATTGTTGTTTGGCGGTACTGCGGCGAACCTCGCGAACGCCGGTAGGCAAACGGCGATCAACGCGGCTGAGTCGTTCACGACTGACTATGTTGGTGCAGTGATTAGTGCATTGCCGAAAATCAAGACCGGGCTCAAGATTGCCATCAGTCAGATCATTGGTACTGATAGAACTTCCGAGTTGTTCAAAGCCCTTGACGTTACAACCCTGCTTGATGATATCTTGGCGAGAGCGGGTAATCTCCAACTCAAGGAAATGGCCGAGGGAAAGAAGGAATTGACGGAAGTGGGCAAGGACTTGTCAGTCGGAGTCAAGACTGAGAAGGATGCCCTCGAAGAGTTCAACAACGAGCTTGAGACGTCGGCTGACTTGACCGAGGACCTCGCTACAAAGACCGTTGAGCTGACGGCTGCTCAGAAGAGAATTGGTGATGCTTTCTCAGACGTTGGTCGGGCATTCTCGACAACGCTTGAAGACATCGTGTTTGAATTCGAGTCAGTTGGACAGGCGCTTAAGGACCTTGCCACCAACATCAATCGAATCATCTTTGACACTTTCGTCTCTTCACCCATCCGCGACTTCTTCTCTGGATTGCCCGGGATACTCGGGCTCGTTCCCAGCGCTAACGGCAACGTCTTCTCGGGTGGAACGATTGTCCCTCATGCTGACGGTGGAGTTGTCTCGTCACCGTCAGCGTTCCCGATGAGTGATGGTCGAATTGGTACAGTCGCCGAAGTAGCACCTGAGGCGATTGTGCCTCTCGAGCGAATCAATGGTAAGCTTGGCGTCAACACAACCGGTGGAGGGGGCAAATCGGTAACGGTCAACATGACCGTTGTAACCAACGATGCCGACTCATTCCGACGTTCTCAGCGCCAGATAATGGAGGATCTCCGCCGTGGGGTTTCATGAAACAAGGTTTCCGACTGATATCTCCTTTGGATCGAGGGGTGGACCAGGGCTCAACACCAAGCTGATCGAGCTGAAAAGTGGACAGGAGTCGCGGATTGGTCGAATGAGTTCGGCTAAGCGGCGATTCAACGCCGTATATGGCATCCGCAACATCGACGACCTAGCGACTGTTTATGAGTTCTACATTTGCCGAGACGGGATTCTCAACGGGTTTCGGTGGAAAGACTGGCTGGACTACACCACAGCTTCTAACCACCGAGATGCACCGACAAATGCCGACGTGATTATCGGAGTCGGCGATGGTGCAACCACCACTTTCCAGCTGAAGAAGATCTACAGCAACGGCGGGAACACGAGAACTCGAGTCATCACTAAGCCAATCGACGGCGAGACGGTCGACGAGGTCGACTACAACGTGCTGGTTGCACTTGACGCTGTCAATCAGACGAGTGGCTTCACGGTCAACACCACCGACGGGATTATCACCTTCACACCAGCCCCGGGAAATGGTGTTGTCATCACCGCGGGGTGTGCATTTGATGTCCCCGCTCGATTCGGCAAGTCGGTCGACTTCAACCTGTCCATCCAGATCGACGGTTTCAATGCAGCGCTGATCCCCGATGTCCCGATTGTCGAGTTGATCGATGAGATCGCCGTTGACGAAGAGCCATATCACGGGGGTGGGACGGATCATGGTGCAGTGGCGTCGGACGTCTCCATCACTACTCTACAGGGTAGAGTCCAACGATTCGCTCCTGTCTCGGGCAACGTCAGTGTGACCCTCCCAGACTATGCGAGCATTCCGCCAGGTGGACCAATTTTCTTCATCATCAATGAGGGCACTAGTAACGTCAAGGTTCTTGATCATCTGACCAACCTCATAATCACACTCACCGCCAGCAGTTCTGCGTCGCTTCTGCTGACCATTGATGCCACGAGCACCAAGGAGTGGGTGGCGGTATGACGATGAGCTATGAAGCGTACAATGGCGGTGCTGTGCGGATGTCGGGGACAAGCACATTCTATGCGCGTCTCGACACAAAAGTCCATCGAGTCAGCGCTACAGGTACCCAGGACTTCATTCTCCCGGACGCACGGCTTTTCAAAGTCGGTGGCCCCATCTTCTATGTATGGGCAACTGGAGACACTCTCGAGATTAGGTCAGTGGATGTAGGTGTGTCGCTGGGGACTGTGACCACCGGAAACATTGCTGCTGTCTACCTGCTCGACAACTCAACAGCCGTGGGGACGTGGATTGTGGTCATCAAGGCCGCAAACACAGCCACCACTGGGTTGTTCGCCAATCGTGACCTCAGGGTTGTGTATTCGGCTGGTCCGAGCAACGTCCATAGCAAGTATGACTTCAGCGCGGCCACCTGGTCGGCGGATACCACCTCTACATATTCGCGTGAGTTCTCAGTGGGATTCAGGCTTGCTGAGGCCATGTTTCTGAATGGATACAACTCAGCAGTGACGAGGTGCAAGCGAGTCGAGCGATGGAAGTCGGGCGCTTGGGCTGTGATGACAGACCACACCGTCTTCCATGTCAAATCGGCTGGCGATGCAGTAAACGGCATCGGATACATGATGTCGGGGGAGACTAATCTGTCATGCACCGCCTACGCTCAGTTGACAGACGCCTGGAGCGTCCTAGCGGACTCCCCGTACAATCGAAGTCGATCTGTCGCTCGGGGGGTCGCGGGACGCTTGTACTTGATTGCTGGGCTTCCCGCGCTTCAACCCAGTTTCAAGTACTTCCCCAAAGACGATACCTTCGAGAACATCACCGACTATACCACTTTCAATCGCCATGACATCGCTGCATTTGCTCTCAAGCAGTGGGTGTTCACGATGGGCGGATATGACCTTGTCACGCACACAGACGCAGTCGAGGCATACAATACGCTCACCGACGCCTGGGTTGTCACGACAAGTCTCCCATCGGCGAGGTATTCTGGTGCGGGGATATCAGATTCAGAGATAGGCTATTACTGCGGTGGAGCGAACAGCTCTGATACACTACAGAACAGCGCCCACGACTATCGATCAGGTACTTGGGCATCAATTGGCACTATGCCCACGACACACGGTCGCGTGGCTGGTTCAGGAGTAGCACTGTGAGTAACGACCTCAATTCCCTCTACGATCTCATTGAGCACTACAATCCCAAGCACTCGGCTTTCCAGATCAACAACTTCATGGTCGGCCGTCAACCCACTCTCTGGGGTGCATTCCGCCAGGCGCTTCGAGAGCTGTTCCCCCGGTACTTTGAGCTTGATCGGAAGACCGGTCCCAACGACTTGTCTGTTCAATCCATCGAGGAACAGATAGACATGGCTCATCGCAAGAGGGAGTTTTGCCACCTGTTTCTGATCGCACAAAAGCTCAAAGCCCAACTGGGCCCATTGACTCCCCAGAGAGTCGAGGAACTCGAGGCTGAGTACTGGGTGGCGCGTCTGCGTGATGATGCAGTGATGGACCTCATGGGACATGGCCGGGTAACCCGTGAGACTCTCGAGGCTATCTCCAATCTACCGATTGAGCCCCGTGCCAAGCTCTTTACCGAGATCAGTGAACATTCACACCAACTCGCTCTGATCGAGTCGTTCCAGAACCGCGAAAACTTCACCCCCGTTGTCACTCACCTTGAGATCAACGAGCTGGTTCCCCGTACAACCAAGCTGATCGAGGACTTTCATTCATGCTCACTCATCCAAGCAACCTGATCGGCATAACAAGCCAGCAGGTGATGCGGCTAAGCTACGCTTGGCAGATCACTCGAGTTGATGGGACCATTCTCCGATTCACCGACCACAACCGGGTCGTGACAATCGACTCGAATGAGTACACCCCAGTTGGTGGATTCGACAGCTCCGCCTATCGTGAACAAGACGCTCTTCGTGAGAGCGAGATCCAGTTCAACGGTGTTATCCAGTCCTCATACGTCATCGAAGCCGACCTGATCGCGGGAAGGTACGAGGAGGCTGAGGTTCTCGAGTACTTGTTCGATTGGCGAGTCCCATGGGCTGGGTCGATTCAGACAACGAAGTTCTGGATTTCAAACCTCAAGTTCAATGGTGAAGTCTGGCAGGCAAGTCTGACCGACGTCTCGAGATATCTGAGGCAGCGAGTTGGTGAAGTCTTTGGTCGAACTTGTCCGCATCAGCTCGGTGATTCGAGGTGCGGAGTGAACCTCGCTGGATTCACAGTTTCAAGCGTTCGGGTTGTCGGGATGGTCGACGGCGAGAAGAGGCGAATCATCCTGGCCAATTCTGTTGACCTGGGTGGCGGGTTCATCGACGACTATTTCACTGAGGGTGAGGTCGAAATGACCTCTGGGGATAACGACGGGCTAAAACGTGATGTGAAGCTCTACACCCAAGCTGACCGGCGAATCGAACTCCAGGTCCCCTTCCCGTTCATCGTTGCGCCCGGCGATACGTTCGACATCATCGCCGGGTGCAACAAGCTCAGAACTACTTGTATTGGCACTTTCTCAAACATCGACAACAATGGCTCATTCCCATTCATTCCCGGCAACGACCGAGTCCTGCAGACTCCGCAGACCTGACGTTGTCGAGTACGCTCGTACCCTACTAAATACGCCTTTCGTTCACCAAGGTCGTCTAGAGGGAGTGGGCATTGATTGCATCGGTGCTCTGGTCTGCATTGCCAAGCATTTTGACATTCCTCACAAAGACCACAAGTCGTACAGCCGAAAGCCGAATGGGACGTTGATCAAGAGGCTAGTCAATGCCGGGTTGATCGAGAGACCCAATTTGGTTTTAGAGCCGTGTAGTGTGCTTGTGTTTGAGATTCGGCGCGAGCCCTATCATGTCGGCATTATGACTAGCGCGGTAACTATGCTTCACACTCACTCGGGTGTCGGGTGTGTTGTCGAGCATCGGCTTGACCACAAATGGCTTAAACGCCTCCACAGCGTCTGGGAGTTTCCAGTAAAATGGCAGCAATAACAGGAGCCGTTCTCGGCAGCGTCATCCCAATCCCGGGCGCTAACTTTGCGCTCGCGGCGCTGGGATCGTACATCGACCAGCAGTTCATTCTCCCAGCGATCCTCCCGTCTGACGACATCGAGGGCCCGAGGCTGAATGAGCTTCGGATTCAAAGTGCAGAGGAGGGGTCGCCAGTCAACTATTTGATTGGGACGAACAATCGAGTAGCAGGTACCATTATCTGGGTTAGCGATATCATCGAGTCAAAGCAGACCAATACAGTTGGAGGGAAGGGCGGTGGACAGAAGACTGTCCAATATAGCTACTACGTCTCCATCGCGGTGGCTGTTGCTGGTCGTCAGGAGATTACGGGCTTCACGAAGATTCTTGCCGAGGGCAAGAAGATCTGGGAAGACTCGGTGTCGCCATCCGTCGCTAGTTCACTATTGTCGGTCAATCACCTCGGCGGTAAGAACACTGATATTGAGTCACCCAACGGTGGACCAGACTTGTCGGTATTTCGACCCGGTCAGGGGATCACAATTGCCGGTTTCTCTAACGGGTCAAATAACGGCACTTTCATCGTCCTGGCTTCTTCCTACACCGCAGGCACGGGGACGTCGAGAGTTCGGGTTAAGAATTTCTCTGGCACAGACGAGGTCGCTGGCGCCTCAGTGACCCTATCGCAAACACTGCCGAACTTCGTCACTGCCGACATGGCCGATATCACCCTCTATTCCGGGTCGTTGACCCAAGACCCAGATCCTCTGATTGAGAGCTTCGAAGGCGTCGGCAATGTTCCTGGATTCAGAGGCATTGCCTATGTCTCTATCGAAATGCTTGCGCTCAAGTCTTATGGTAACAGAATCCCCCAGTTCAACTTCATCACCGACGCAAACTCAGGCGTGCTAAGCACGGTGTTTGCGAATCTCCTGACCCGAGCGGGTCTGAGTGGTAGTGACTACGACACTTCGGGACTATCGGGCTTGACAGTCGATGGATACTCGATCTCAGGCCCGGAAGCGACAAGCCGAGCACTTCAGCCCCTGATGACCGCTTTCGACATCGTGGAGCAACCGACAGCTACTGGGGGAATCAAATTCTTTCAACGGTCCGACGCCACTATCATCGACGTTGATCCCCTCGACCTCGCTGCTCATCCCGAGGGCGAAGACACACCGATGGATATGCAGATCGAACCGATGGAGTCGATCAATCTCCCGAGCGAAGTCAACGTTGACTATCTCGATCCACTGTTGAATGATCAGAAGGGCTCTCAGCGCGAGCGTCGCCGCGTCTACGATATCGACGCAGTCCAGAACGTCAATCTACCACTTGTCCTTAGTGGCGGTGCAGCGGAGGCAAAAGCAATTGCAAAGCGGCTGATGTGGACCGCGGTCAACTCGCGACAGACCGTACTTGTCCAACTGCCGTTTAAGTACTCTCACGCCCAGAAGAACGACGTTCTGCGATTCACTCGAGGGGGAATCACCTGGTTCTTGTTGATCCATCGAAAGGACCGGGGCGAGAACTTCATCCTGCAGTTCGAGTGCACTATCGAGCTCAAGTCGTCGTTAATTCAATCGGCAGTTGCTGAGGACCCCGTGACCAATGAGCCCAACAGATTCTTCCCAGCGCCTATCGACTTGGTCCCCTACGACGGTCCGCCGACTATTGACGTTCCCGGCGACATCCCCAGCAATACCCCAACTCAGACAGTCATGATCATGTTCGGGGTATCGAAAAAAGACTCGAGTACTCGGACTCTCTGGGGCGGGGCTCGTATCCTCGACTCTGAAGACGACCTGGAATTCTATGAGTTCTCGTCGGCAGTCGAGCAGTCGTGCACCGGGTTTGCTCTTACAGCACTCAGCGCTGGAACCCCGGGAATTTGGGATCGGGTCAATACCGTCGATGTCGAGATGTGGAATGGCACACTCGAAACTAAGACTGAGCTCGAGGTCCTCAACGGCCAGAATCGAATGGTGCTGGGCACTGAGGTCATTGGATTCGCCACTGCAGCACTGATTGGGACTAATCAGTGGCGATTGAGCACGTTGCTCCGTGGGCTGACCGACACACTTGACCAGATGGGGACTCATGCTATCGCTGAGCAGCTGATTCACTTGAATGGAGGGGGCTTGTTGTTCCGTCCAGTGAGTGCTGCTCAGATCGGTACTACGAGGTACTACAAAGCAGTCCCTGCTGGTGGCGAAGAGGCCGACTCTGACTCTGTCGCAGTAACGATTGGACCTCGGTCTATTCAGCCTTTCTCACCCGTGCACTTGAACGCCACCCGAAGCACCACAGGCGATGACGTTACCTTGGAGTGGATTCGGCGGAGTCGTCGAATCTGCAAGGTGCTCGGTCCCTACGCCTCGCCCCTTGAAGAATCGGTCGAAAAGTACGAAGTCGACATTCTCACCACTGGGACGTCGACTGTGCTTCGGACTATTGATGTCGAGAGTGCAGCGACTGTGGACTACACCGAAGCAATGCAGACTGCGGACGGCTTGACAGCAGGGGCATCGCCGTTTGACTTTATCGTATACATGATGAACCCCACTGTTGGTAGGGGTCGCGCCTCTGATACTTACACTGTTCCTGGAGCTTGATCATGACACAGCCGACCTCCTCACGATTCGGTCTACCGCTATTGGCTGAAAACCAGAACTCAGCTGAGATCACCGTTAACCAGTTCACCAATTTGATGGAGGCGCTAAACGGTGGTGGGCTTATTCCGATTGTCGAGTCGAACCTCAACACTCCACCGGGATCGCCGACCAATGGCCAAGTCTGGGTCATTGGGTCATCCCCGACTGGTGCATGGGCATCCAACGCCGACGAGCTTGTCATCTATTTGGATGGGTGGTTTTTCTTCGACATCAGCTCGGCGGACCTGTCAACTCCTGTCATGGCGTTTGACGCAACGGCCAAGGAGATGATTGCGTTCTCGCCGTTCGAGGACTTGTGGTACCCCGTGCAAGATCGGTGGTCCGCGACACAGCACTGGACTGGTCGGTATCAGAACGGCGTCAAGCTGTACAGCAAGTCGCTGCTGAACATCACGGCGCCTGGGTCATTGGCAACTGTCAACACTGCCCACAGCATTACCTCGCTTAACCTGGATGAGCGGATTAATTTTGAGATCTGTTGGTTCCACAATACCGGTGGTGCTGTCGCTTTCTCAGCGCCGCTTGCCCAGGTCCAACACACCATCGATGGGACCAATTTTGCGATGGTCGATGGATCGGGAATGGATTGGTCAGCGTGGAGAGTTGACGTTCGACTTGAGTACACAGTCGACTAGCGAGCTACGGCGTGATTTTGGCGTCCCTGGGACGCTTATCACGAGACGATGACTGTCTGAGCTCGGAATCAACTAAAGCAGCTATAGAGACGCCCCCAACTCTGTGATGAGCCGGGGGCGTTTCTAGTCAGCCGGGTCTATCAGGGATAGACGTAGGCGTTGACTCCCACGGTGATGTCCTTCTCCTCACCATCGACGTTGATCTTGCAGCCCGACGACTTGTTGCCGTTGCTCGTGGCGACGACCAGCGTCTTGCCCGACTTGGAAGGACGGATGGGGTTGACCAGGGGGAGGGTGATGATCAGGGACTTCTTGTCCTTCGAGATTTCAACCTTCATGAACTTGCTCCTGTGGCTTGTTGTTGCAGTTACTTGGACTTGAGACCGCCCTTATGGCCGAGTTCGCGGAGTCGTGCGCGGATACGCCGTTTCTCACCCTTGTCGGCCGAAGTGCGGAGTCGGTTCGTCAATTCCTCCAGGTCATCGGACATTTCCTTTGAGGCCTTGGAGGAAGTGACTGCAGCGCCGCCGTCTTTTGCTCGGCGACCCTTGCGCTTCTTGGCAGACGCGACCGTTGCGCCTGCTGGTGCGGGTGTGGCGTCATCATCGACGCGGTAGTTGCTCGTGCCGGACAGCGCCCTCGCCGTCGTGAAGTTGAGGGCAACCCCGATCTTCGGGACGCGCTCTTCTGTTCCCCTCAGCGCGGGAACGCTAAGGGTACAGCAACGTGAGCCCCCTGCCCTGACCCCGAGATTACGAAACTCCCGGAGTGTGGCAATGATGTTATCCAGCTCATCGACGGTCTTCAGCTCAAGGATCGGCTGATCGGCCTTCTTGCGAAGGTCGTCCAACGTCAATGCAGAGCCGTCGAGACGTTGATGGAGAAACTTGTTGGCCATGGCGCAGATGTCCGCGCTCATCGATGACGGCCGCTCACGCGGATCATCGAGGTAGAGCGTGGACTCAACCGAGTAGGGATACCCGTTGAATTGGCACCACATATCGATTGCGAACCCGTGGATTCCCCCAGCGAACTGAGTTCTACGCCACTGCCCATAGAAATGGGCCTTGTTCCCGACGCAGTCAATGACATCGACGGTAAAGTTGATTCGCTCTTTGTCCCAGACAACCGGGTACTGATTGAATCCCCTTGCCTCGTCGGTATCGTCCTCGTCGTTCTCGGGCAATAGCTCGTTGGCGCTTAGCGTCAACGACTCACCATCGTCAAAAACGACGGTGACTCTCTTACCCTTGCTTGCAACCGATTCGACCGCACCAGCGTAAATGACCGTGTCAAAGACCGCTTTGACTCTGTCACCAGCTGACCACTTGACAGTCATGGTTTCTTGCTCCTATTCGCTTTTCAGAGATCGGGTGATTGAGCCCCCCAGATGGGAGGGGGAACAATCGATGACTGGCGAACAATAAGCTCATTGGTCATCGCAGTCAAGTCGTCATTTCGCGATGACGGATTAGTGCTAATACTGACGGTATTAAGCTTTTCATGCCATAAGAAAGGGCGCGTCCGAAGACGCGCCCTTATCAGACTAGTGCGAGGATCATAATGAGTGCCACACCCGCGAAAATGAGTACCTCGCGAATGAAGCTCATGACTTCTCGGCCCTTTCGAGGATCATCAGGTCGTGCTCATGACACAGTCGCTGCATGGTCGAGTACATCGAGTCCCAGAGGGCGTCGAAGATGAGCTTGTCTTCCGCGCTGACGTTCGGATTGAATTCGGGATGCTCACCGAAGTAGTCGGCGATAAGGGTCTCGAAGAACGCGGACTCCTCGATGGAGACGCAGTCGACCTCCGCGCCGAGATTGTGCGCGATGCCCCGAAGCGATCCTGCTCTCATCTTCTCGTAAGCGAAGGCAAGATGAGCGAACGCCTGTCCAATTAGTATTGCATCGTGGACGGTGAGTTGGATAATCACTGAACTTGCTCCTAGTGGTTGGTTTTGAAGGGGATTCAATTGTCAGAGAGCGGGGGCGCGGGCATTAGGCCCCGCGGCGCTATATCGAGCTAGCGCATACTGTAGCCCCTGGGGCTTGTCGTCAATGACCCCCACCAGAACGACGGTGAGGGGTCAAGGAGTGATCCAGAAAAAATGCCACTACGCGGTAAAAAATCGTGCTTTTTGAGCACAAGGGCCCTGGGGCGCTTTAAATCGCCGTGGGGGCGTTTTGGGGCTCGTGGGGGAGAAACGTCAGCTGTGGGCTCAAAAACGCCCCTACGGCGATTCTCGGCGTATTGTGGCCGAGCTGCTGGGGGCGGGCGCGACGACATCGGGGCCCTCGATTGCCCCTGTAGCTATGAAACGACCCCCACCACAGCCGACGGGGGTCGTTTGATGGTGACGACGGTAAGGGCCTAATGGCCGGCCATCGTTTCATGAGGGACGCGGTAAACGTGGGCAGGATTGAATTGCTTGATGAACATCCGGACGATCGAGGGGTAAACGTAGCCGAGGAAAATGACATTCCCCTGCCCGTGCCGTTTGAGCCAGCATCCGATTTTTCGACTACCCTCTATCTTCGTGACGATGAGATCGTGATTGCGGCGACGGTTGTTGCGGTTCATGGATCAGTTACCTTTCACGGGGGTAAGGGAGTTGACTGTGACCACCGCGTCGATGTCGCAATTGGCGCAGCGAACGACCCAGACGAGAGCGTTCGGATCGGAGTCGACTGACAGGACGCGGACGGTCGTTTCGAGGGTCGCGCAGAAGAAGAGATCGTTTTCGCGGATGGTCATTTTCGGTTCCTTTCGGTTTCGGACGTCTCTCATATTGCACTTGCCGGGCTATACCTGGGAAAATACATGGTACCCGGTTAAAACGGCGATTTGGCCTGGTATACCGCTACTAATCGGTTTGGCACGCCCTCGGTCGACGACCCCTGGCTGGAGGGCAAACTGTAAAGGCAATTTTACAGATGCCGTAAAACGGTAAACCGAATTTTACTGGTATGCGCCGACCCACGGGGCTACGAAAAAGCCCCCGATATGGAGTCGGGGGCGTTTTCGAGGGCTTCATTCAGCGACGGTTGCCTGGCGCATACCGCCCTTATGACCGAGTCGACGGAGGGCAGCGCGGAGATTCTTCTTCGCTCCCTGATCGTCGGTCGAGCGCAGCGCTTCAAGCAGCGTCTCGATCTCGACGGCGCGGTCTTCCTCGGATAGGACATCGATCAGCGCGGGACGGCCCGGCTTGCGGATCGTCAGCTCGTTGAAGCCGAGGGTCTTCTCGGTATCGTCGTCGAAACGGACACGCGCCTTGTGGTTCTTGAAGACTTTGACGACGTGGCCGATGTAGAGCTCGCCGTCGAGTTCGACGTTGACGTTAGAGCCGGCCTCGATCACGTTGCTGTTGTTGTTGCTGGTAGCCATGATTTCTTGCTCCTGGTTTGGTTCGATTGAACCGGGTTTTATTCAGTGGTGATTGAAGGGGGCAAGAGCATGGACTCCGGGGGGCCTTGTTCAGGCCCTGGGGTCGTGCTCGTATTCACTTGTCAGAGATCGGTCGTCGATTCGAGGGCAATCGAGCGTCGATTCAAGATCGACGTAGGAGGACAATATACCCATCGGGGTAGGGGGTCAAGGACCTTGAGGCCCTTTTTGAAAGATTGCCACAAGTCGGGGCATGGCAACGGGTTGTGGGCACGTGGTTTTTTCGTTCGGGGGGTCTGAAGGGGGCCCCCTGGGGCGTTGACGGGGCATGACCGGCGGTTGGGGGCTTCAGGCATGGGGGCATAAAGGAGCCCCCGTTCGCTTGCTTTGTTCAGCGAACGGGGGCGATTGAGAGCGGCACGGGAAGGGTCGTGCCGTCATCAGTCAGGGCCGACGATTGCGGTGATTAGTCCTCGGCGACATCGCCGACGGGCTTCTTGCTCTTGCGCTTGGGGGAAGGCTTCGTCGCGGCCTTCTTGCGCGAGCTGGCCTTCTTCGCCGTCGCAGCCTTGCGCTCGGTCTGACGACCACCACCACGATGACCGCGACTCCGCAGCTTCGCACGGATCTTCTTCTTGTCCTGCTGGTCGACGGCGTTATCCAGAGCAATCAAGAGATCCTCGATGGACTCGACCTCCCGCTCGACCTTCGGGGCCTTTGCGGACTTCTCCGCCTTTGCACTGACCTTCTTTTTTGAGGTCTTCTTCTTGGATGCGACTTTCTTTGCCATTTTGGCTACTCCTGTTTCGGGTGTAAAACTATCGAGCTAGGGCCACAAGGTAGGACAGAGTCGCCGCGTTGTCGGCTTTAAAATAGAAAAAGGGCCCCACGGCTAGGAGCAAGAAGAAACGCCGTGGAGCCCATGCCTCGTCGCCGTGACTACCCGACAACGAGGAAATCCTAACGACGACTAACCAGCCATGTTGTACTTTTCTTTCTTAGACCACCGTCGTTTCACGACCTCGGGTGAAACGGTGATTGGGACATTGAAGTTCTTCAAGTCCTCCATGAGCTTAACCAGCTCGGGAATCACCCATCTCTCGGTCGCCGGAACCTCGAACACGATCTCGTCGTGGACGGTAAGAATCATCCTCGTCTTGAGCTTCATAGCACGGAGCCATTTCCAAGCCCTGACCATAGAAAGCTTCATCAAGTCAGCTGAAGTGCCCTGGCACATATAGTTCAGGGCCTTATAGCAGAACTTGACTGGGATGTGGTAACGACGACCAAAGGGATTCTCGACGTATCCGTTGACCTTCAACGAGTTCGCAAGCGTCCCCGTTAGCGCTCTCACGCTCGGGAAGCTTCGATGGTATGCAGTGCAAATCCGTGACGACTCTAGGGCTGTTGTAGGCAGTCCCTTCTTCGTCAACGTCACTGCAACTGTCTTTGCTCCAGCCCCATACAGGATGCCAAAATTGACGCCCTTAGCTCGCTTACGTTGTTCACTGGTGATCTTGGATGGGTCGAGCTTATATACCTTTGCGGCTGTGTGCAAGTGGATATCACTTGCAACGGCTTTAGCCATCTCTGCATCTTCAGAGAAATGGGTGAAGAACTTCATCTCAACCTGGTCGTAGTCAATGTGGAAATTCCACCGGCCACGACGAGTGATGAAACACTCCCGAGGCCCGAGCTTACGTGGTTGATTCTGCAAGTTCGGTTCGCTCGATGAGAATCGGCCCGTCAGCGCCTCGCTTTGGTTGAATTTGCAGTGGAGGATGCCGACTCGACGACCGTTGGGCTCGATCCTGACATCCACTGCATTGTTGAGGAAATAGTCGTAGTAGGTCGAAACCATTTTCTTCAGCTGGCGAATCTTCCAGATGAAGGGAGGGACAACCTCTCGAGGTTCGAGTCGATGTTTCTTGACCGTTTCGTGGACCGCATTGTAGAACTTGCGCCACGGCCATCCTTCCTCACTCGACTCCCTCAGCGTATACGCCAACGGGGCTGAGACGTATCGGATGATGGCGTACTCGTCAAACGCCCAGTTCCCTCCACCAGACATCTTACCGCCCTTAGCTCTCTTGGGCTCTGTCTTGAACTTCAGGGGGATTCCCAATTTGCGCCATGCGGCAACGCACTGGGGCTGTGAGTTCGGCTTGAACTTCTTGACCGTCTCGGTGACTGTTACGCCCTTTCGCTTTCGCTCAACCTCGATTGACCCCACCATCGATTCGAGCTCATGCTGAAGAACCTCAATTCCTGCTTCAGCTTCAGCCTTCAATTCAGCGGCCCGGGTGAGGTCAACGGGGACGCCGTAACTCTCCATGTCCACGCAGACTTTCATCAGCATCTGCTCGGTTGACATCAGCTCGGGACACGTTGAGCTGACCCGGGGGTACAACAAACCGAATAGCATGAGAGTGTGCTTGACGTCCCACAGGCACCGACGCTTGACCACGTCTCGAGGGGCGTCTGAGAAGTTGGGTGCCCTGCCATTAGCCGATTTGAAGCTTCTGGCGTTGGTTTTGAGCCAGTGCTCGACCTCGTCTTTGTCGCCGGGGCTGGCGTTCAAGAATCTCATTGCCAACGACCGGAGATCGTGCCTCCCGTTCTCGTTGTAGAGCTTTGACAATATCAGGGTGCAGTGGATATCGGCGACACAGTCGAAGATATCGAGCCCCTCGGAGTGCAAGAACCCGAGATCGAACTTGGCGTTATGGAATACGAGCTTCTTTCGCTTCCTTAGCAGGCGACCAAGGAATCTTTTTGACACTCTATCCCACGGCATAAAGCCGTACTCGCCCTTCTCAGTGTAGTAAGCCATGCAGAATGGCTTATGCCCCTTGACGTAGCTCAGCCCCGTTGTCTCGAGATCGAGAGCGATTACGCTCCCGCGGACAACTGGTACACTGTTACTCTGCATTGCTTCAGTACCTCAAGCCCTTCATGGTTTCTGTACGGGCGGTCGTAGTAAACGGTTCGGACCCCCGCATTGACTAGTCGCTGGGCGCACATTCTGCACGGCTCGGTCGTAGTGAATGCGACCTTGTCCGTTGCTCGAGAATCGACTTGAAGACAGGCATTGTCTTCAGCGTGAAGACATCCGCAACCCCCCTCTCTGCCCCGGCACGACGAAGAGGGGAGTCCCTTTGCGGGTCCGTTGTATCCGAACGCCAGAATCTGCCGTAGATCAGCGGTAGTGATGACGCAGCCCACTTGTGCTCTTTTGCATATCGACCTCTTCGCCCACAATGTGGCAGTGAGCATATGCAGCACTTCGCGGGCGGGTCGGGCATCGCACTCGTGAGGGCATGCTGGATGGTGAATCGATCCGCAGCCCCTACACCGAGACGCTCCCATCCCCACCGACTGTTGGCATTCGGAACACTTCATGACTTTCTCAGCTTCATATGGGTGGGGCAGATAACGCCAACACCATCGATGTATCTCCACCCGGACGTGAAGAGCTCACGACTGATGGACAGGTCGAGGGCCCCGCCAGTGATAGTGTCACTGTGGGGTTCTTCACACTTGATGCACTTGATCGAGTACGAAGTGGTGACATCGAGAATGGTGGTCATGCGCTGAATCTGGGTCACGGCGTTGCTCTTGCTCATCAGAACTCACCTCGCTTCTTCAGGTCTTTGGCGTAGGCGTGGAGTGACCCGGCGAAGTAGGTGAACGCCCCAGTGGTAAGCTTCAGCTGGTCAGCGAACCACAGTTGAAGCTCGAGGGCCAGTGCGATGTCAACGGGGAAGTGGGTCAGAAGGTCGCAAGAGCGCATGGTGTAGATCAGGTCAACTCGCTCTTTTCGGACCATCACCTGATAGTACATCGAGCAGGGAATACGACCACCTCCACCAGCATTGAAGAAGTCGGTGCCCAGAATGGTTCGACCAGCATTGAATGCACTGCCGCAACCAATGATGTTGGAGTGCATCGTGATAATCGCCTGGCGCGATCCGTTGTCATCCTGGAGACGCTTCACGATCTGAGCGATCTGGGGTGCGAACCGCTCAGAGTAGGTGTATGCGAACTCACCCCTCTCATCGAGAAACTCGCGCCAGACGTGCTTTCGCTCAACCCACGCCGTGCCGGGATTCTGAGGGATGCCGCCGACTCGAGCTTGATGCTCCGCCTTGATGTAGGCAAGAACCGAGTCAAGCTCGGATCGGTCATCGAGCAAGTAGAAGATTCCATCAGCCAGATCGGCGCCGTCGTACGACCAGTCGGTGATCTTGAACCCGTAGCCCTGAAGCTCGCGAGTGACAAAGCGCGGGTCTTCGGCAATGTCCTTGTCTTGCATCGTTTTAGTATGCACTTCGATGCCCATCTCTTGAAGGTCGCGGGCCGTTTCCTTCATTGCCTCGAAAGGATTGGTGTAGATTCGCACAAAATGCTCCTTTTCACGGTTTGTCGATCAGCCGCCATTCAATGTGAAAAACGACTGCTTGCAGTGTTCTCGTACCCTTGTCGTCGTAGTCGCTCCCAGAGCGTCTCTCGTCAGTTGTCGCTTGATGACTCAGTCGTCGTCGTCCCCGCGTCCCTCGGAGACGCTGGCGTCACCAGCGCCCCTTGTGATGCAGCATCTGCAAGTCGGTTGACTAAGGGGCTGGTGGCACTTGACACAAATGGTCAACCTCTTTCGCTCGACTGCAACACCACGAGCGATGCAGCCTCTGCCCCACCTAACAACAAGCTCGGCAATCTTCTCGGGATTCGCGGAGTCAAGCTTCCCGACCTCTTGGAAAAACGACTCGAGCTCGGATTCCGTAATCCTGTCAAAGCTCGCCAGCTTGTTGCCGTAGTCGAGCTCGACCATCTCGACTATCTTTTGGGCTTCGACCACTGTGATCTTGTTGCCCACGAAAGAGCAGATAGCCTCGGCTACTGCGCTTTGTCGAACGTCAGCTCGCCCACGTCCCATGATGGTCTCCTGTTCTCGATGTGGCCCTCAGCCATCAGCCAGCACTTTTTGACTCGCCTGAGGGGTCCGTACTTCTCTTCATCCAGGTAGCGCTCAGGTGTTCCCTTCGCTTCCCAGTCTCGAATCATCTTCGAGTACCAAGAGGTCGCATTGCACCAGGCGGGAGTGAGAGTCTTGCAGAACCCCTTGGTCTTGTTCTCGCGCTTTGCGTACCCCTCGAGTCGCTTCTTGAGGTCAGGCTGATTCAACAACCACGGAATCGTCTTGAACGAGTGGAGTTGTGCAGTGCCGATATGCCAATGGAAGTCGATGAGTTCCGGGCTACCGTCAGTGATATACCAAGCCATGACGTAGGCAATAGCCGCGTCGAGCCAGCCGATATAACCAATGTAGGTGGTTCGCGAGTAGAAGATCAGAGTGCCGACGTTTGAGGTGTTGTGCTTGTCCGGATTGCCGATGAAGACTGCGCCCATCAAGCACCCTCCCCATCGATGCTTCTTCGCATACCGAGGGGGGTCATGGAAGAACATGCTGTCAGACGCGCCGTCTCGATTCTCCCGATTCAGAGTCGACTTTGCGTTGGCGATGAAGCGGTCAAGGTGCTCCCTCGGAACGTACTCTTTGATGAGTCGACTCCACCGTTGCGCCGCAAGCCAAAGTGACTTGCCAGCGTCGAACTCATACTCGAGTGACTCCGCGTAAATCTGGGTGTTGAAGAAGTTCGTCTCGATGCTCAGTCGAGCATCGGGTTTCGTACACTCGAACATCCCACGGGCGCACACCTCGAGCGCTCCTGTTAATGTTGCGCCGCGAGCAAGCCAGGCGTTCGAGAATTGACGGTCGAATCCCGAGCGCATCATCAGTACTGACTCCGCTGACGAAACTTGTTCACCTCGCTCTTCTTGAAGTACAGGTCGAAGAAGTCGCGGTAATCAGCATCAAGCGCTGTCCAGACGGAGAACCACTCGGCCCAGACATTGCGGAGTCGAGACCGGAACCGCTCGGTATCAGTCTCCATCTGCGTCTGCTTCCAAGGCTTGTTCTTCAGCTCGTTCGCCGCGATTCCCATCGCTTCGATGAAGAGGTGGGAGTTATTGCGAGCGTCAGTGGCAAAGTCGTTCATCTGGGCCTCCGCCATCAGGTTCACCTCATGATTGCCGTAGTCTTCGTAGAGCGCTTTGAGGTCGAGTGAGTCGACATCGTGGCCCGAGTGAAGAGTCGCTTCGATGAGGAAGTGGAAGGCGTCGGCAAGCTCCTCGAAGATATGCCGAACCTTGGGATTCGATCCCCAGTGAGTTCGCCAGCTGTTGATCTCGTTACCCACGAGGTGAAGCTCTTCCCAGGCTTCGGCAATTTCCTCGGTCGTTCGCCAGAAGTCTTCCTTGATCCGCCACTGACGTTTCGCGTCTTGCAGCGAGATCGGGTCAGCGGGGACGTTGCCCCCGTTTCGCTTCTCGATTCCGCAGTACTTCGCCATGAGCTCGCGCTGACGGTCAAACATCGCGCAGAGAGCTCGGTACACGTTGTCGGGACAGTTCGTGGTGGTTGCGTCGTCGATGTTCACGATTCACTCCTCTTCGTCAGGTAATAGCCAAGAACGCAGTAACCCACCACGTCCATCAGGGTGTCAGCGACTGACTCGCTGACGGGGAGGCCGAACAGAGTATGTTCTTGCGGCCCGTCGGGATCGTCTTCGTGGACCATGTTGACGACCCGCTGCATCTTCGAGTCGATCCGGATTACGACCCCAACCGTTCCCCACCGAGTCAGTGGGGATACTCCGTATCGCTTGTGCTTTTCGATGAGCAGGGCGGGGAGCAGCTTGGGAACCCCAATCCCGTCATTGCCACGAATCGATGCGAAAGAGTCCCAAGCCAAACGACCGAGCTTCAGGAAGAATCCCGACATATCGAGCTTCCGAACCGTACCGACTGTCCGAAACTCGTCGACCATCTTGAGTATCACACTCATCGGGGTGTCGACTTTCTCAAGCTCTGCCATCTTGGTGAGCACTGCGGTGACGTGCTCGGGCTGGGTAATCAAATACTCTTCAGAGGGCATTGAGAGCCTCCTTTTCGTTCCTTAGCCACTCAACAAAAGCCGGATTCTTCCGGTACAGGTTACGTTCTTGTCTCATGAGGCACTTGGCCTTCACCAGCTCACTGATGATGGCGCGGGCAGCAAACGTATCGCCGACATAGTCAGCGATTGCGTCGATGGTCACGTCTTGTAGTGCAAGCATCCCGTCGATCAGATGAGTCTTGTCCTTCCCAAGGGAGTCGAATGTGTCAACGATGTGAGCAGTATCGCCCATGGTTGAGGCTTCATAGGCTGCATCGCTGTACTCGTGATACCTCATGCTTTCCTTGGTGTAGAACAAGTCGAGGATTTGACAGGCGCAACGGACATGCCTCGAAGTCACGATAAGTCGCTCACCCGTTTTGTCGCTGCTGAATGTCCTTGCAGCGACGGCCGCCGATATTTTGGCTAGCTTGACGCGGATGTTCTCGGATTGCACCAGTGGGATTGTTGCGCTATACGAAGCCCCCAGAGCAATGGCTGACTCGATGATTGACTTCGTTGCCGAGGGGGTAAACTTGACTTGCTCGGGTGATCTTGACCAAGCCCAAAGTACAAGCGATTTGCATAGTGATCGATTGAATTGGTCGGGCTCGATATACTCGGTGTCATCGGGTGATCGGATGACGTTGATCACCGACGACGGGACTTCACTCGAGGCAACTGTGAGTGCATAGTCGAACCGACTGATATCCTCATTCGAGCCGACGAGCTCTTTAATTGCCTCCGCTCCCGATCCGTAGGTTGCGAGTGGTTGACCTGATCGGGGGTTTGCACACCATAGAAGTCGAGTGTTCGCTTGAGTAGCCTCTCGTACAATCTTGACAATCTCAGCGACGCCCTCGGATCGTACTCGGGACATTCGGCCGATCTCTTGACGAGACAGGGCGGACGCCTCGTCAATGACAACGAGCCGGTTGTTGTTGAGTGGGATGATTCCCCAAGTAACGAGCCATCGATTGCCAGCTTGTTGAACCCCCCCAACCAAGCCAGCAAAACTGCAGTTCTCACCTGAGGCGATCTCACCCAGCCCATAATACTTCACCAGCCCTTCGCTAACGTACCCCTTACCGCACCGAGTATCGCCGAGAATCAGGACATCGAGCATTCCCCGTTTGACAGGCTCACCGTTGAACTCGAAAGCACTGACTGAGTGGAAGACGAGGTCCACGGCAATATGCAAATCGGGTCTTCGCTTGATGTGGGTAATGTGTGTCGATTGCCACTCTGCAATCTCAAAGAGGTGATCGAGCAAGTCCTCCTTCTTGGGGCGGAACCTCTTCAAATCGGCAAACAGCTCAGGTGTGAGCTCGAAGGTGTCGATGGCGTCTTGCACTGGCATTGCCGAATCGAATAGACAAGTCGAATGCTGATCTTTGGGATGAGACATCGAACGCCCGGTGAATGAGTACGACCGATTCGAGCTTATCCCGTGTCCCGAGTAATACACTGATCGGATTGAGTACTCACCATTCGACGAGTCAAGTGTCGGGATGACAAGCAGCCTCTCGATGTTTTGGGTTTCGATCACCTCAAGCTTTACCTGGCACTCGGGCTTTGCATGGCCGAATCCAGCGTGATTAAGCAGCAGCTTCGCTTGTCGTTCTTCGGGGATGTCAATGAGCTTGAGGACTATCGGATCGTCGGGCGCGATCTTACAGGTTCTGTACTCTTGACCGAGCTCTTTCAACGGACACAGCCCGCAGCTGTGCGAGCAAGCAACGCGGTACTGCTTGGGGACAAAATAGGGTGAACTGTCTTTGCCAGTGACAAGCGCTTTGACCCTCATGGGCTTCTTGTACCACTTCGCAAGTGATGAGTCTTGCAGCGTGAGCTCGACAACCTCATCGGTCGGTAGCGCGGAATCGGGATTTTCGAGAATCGACTTAGCGGAATTGATCCGCTTGTTCCAAGCCTCTCGTTTCCTCATTGACGGCTGGTTGCGAATCCAGTCGGTTGCATCCTTGCCCCACTTTCGTGGCACTTTAAGCCGCTTACATGATCGGACGTTCTTGCGGATTGCGGCTAGTGGCTTTCGATAGCACCGCTCGCCCTCTTCGTCGTTGTCGTAGCAGATGCAAGCGTGAAGCCCAGTGAATCGATCCTCCACTCCCAGTGGCCATGACTTTGCACCTGCGGTCGAGGTGATCGACGGAACACCGACTGACAGGAGAGCAAGAGCATCCCACTCGCCCTCGACTATCATCAGTGTGAGCTCGTCACTCACGCTGTCTTGCATTGTCTGGATAACCGAGAAGGGGAACAACGTAGGAGGTGATCCGAACTTGCGTGGCTCCTCAGCGTCGGGCAAGGAGTAGTTCAGCATCTTGGGCATGCTACCCTTCGGATTCGGATCGTAGAGCTTAGCGTTCACAATCAACCCGAACTCGTTCGGGATTGGGATGACGAATCTCTCTCCGTTGAATCCGAGCTTATATGTCTCTATGACCTCGAGTGAGAGGTGTCTCGACCCAGTCAGATACTTCAACGCGCTCGGCGTTGACATCAACGCTCGATGCCAGGCTCGAATCTTCTTGGGGTCGATGGTTGGATGAATGAATTGGTGGAACAATGCAGCGGCTGCGTCATCGTGAGACGACTGTGACAGCAACGACTCGAATGATACGACTGAGCGACCGCCAGCTGAGCAGCCGTGACAGAACCACTTTCCTGTGTGTCGGTTAACGTGGAGGGATGGGGTGCTATCATCATGAAAGCAACACTTGACTCGTGGGTCGTCGCCTTGGCTCCAGTCGACATCAGGAAAAACTTGGGTGTAGTATTCAACGGGGTCAACTTGAGACCTTACGAATTCGATCAAGCTTTGTTTCATGGTGATAGCAATGAGCGCAAAGAGGGGGAGCTCGACGTTAGAGCTCCCCCTGGCCGGTTGGTTGCTAGGCCTTCTTGATGGCAGCGATGAGCGCAGCGGGCTTGGCGAACTTGCCGGTCAAACCGACATACTCGCCGATGTCCGCAAGCAGGGACGACCAGTCCTCGTAGTCGTCGGGGTCGAACTCGTGGGTCTCGGCGAGAGAGGTGATCTGGGCCTGCAGCTTTTCGCTGATGACCCCGTCGTCAAAGGACAGCTCGACGCCCTCCTCATCCGACTCCTCCTCTTCTTCCTCTTCCTCCTCGTCCGACTCTTCCTCTTCCTCCTCGTCGGACTCGTCGGCTTCTTCTTCGTCCGACTCCTCCTCTTCTTCCTCTTCCTCTTCCTCTTCCTCTTCATCGGACTCGAGGAAGGTCACGTCGTCCCGGTTGAGGTCTTGCTTGTCGCCGTCGTCAAACAAGACGGTGACCGTGCCGTCTTCGTAGTTGGCGACGACTTCGCCTTCGTACTCCTCGCCGTCTTCGAAGGTGCAAGAGACTCGAGCGCCGAGGCAGTTCTCGAATCCCTCTTCCTCTTCGCCTCCGACTTCGTCGGCGTCCTCGAGACCCTCAGTCTCGATCTCGTCGGAATCGAGAGCCTTGTTGAGATAGACGTTGATGAAGTCGCCCTTGTGCTTCACCGTGCACTCGGCATAGGAGCCGACGAGCTCACCGACTGCAGCGGGGAGGCCCTTCGCGCTCTTCGGCCAGTCGACGCCGAGTCGAGCAAGGGTCGTACGGAACCAGCCGAGCCCGGCTTCGTCAGCGAGGCCATCGTGCTTGAAGAGCTTGCGATTCTTGTACTCGCCGTCGATGATTGACAGCTGGAACGAGCACTGGAAACGGCCGGACGACTTCGAGTTGTTGAGCTTCGCCGAATCAATGCGGACGGCGTACTTGCCCTCCGGCACTTCTTCGAAGTTGCCACCCCCCTGCTCGTCGATATCGTCCCAGACGTCGTTGAGCTGGGCAAGAGCGCCAGCGACCTCGGGATCAACGCCGTGCTCGGCGGCCTTGCTTTTTGACTTCTTCGCCATTGGATGAACTCCTGATTTTCTTCTTGGTTGCGGTTGCTGTTTTGAACGTGGAACGGAACTTTGCGCCGTCGAGCAGCTCGTAGCCCTTCGACGGCTTTTGACGTTGAGTGCGATCCTTTGCATACACCGACTCACTGGGCTCGGTGTAGATTACCCGTTTCTCGACTCGCTTGCCTCCTTGTTGCATTGCCTTGAATCCGCAGTAACCGACCAAGTCGACGAGTGGGACAATCACCTTCCACGCCGTCTTACCCATGTCGGGCTGCACAATCTCACGCTCGATTCCGTGAACCCTTATTGTCTTGATCCCCTCATGGGAGATGAAGACAACGCCGACGTTGAGCGCCTTCAGTCGCTGAACAACGTGACTGATCCGACGCTTGAACTCCTTCCAGCCCTGTCCCCACTTCGCGTCTGATAGCGAATCGATCTTGAGCTCGATTATCGTCTGGTCTTCTGCGTAGTTGGTGAAGTCGTCAACGTGGTCAATGCAGACCATATCGTACTTAGGCGCATTAGGCGCCTCGAGCTGTTCAAGAAGATCCAGGATGTCCTGGTAGTTGTTGACCTCGCGGACCTTCGCTTCGAGGTGTCGAGCGCCCCGATCAGTCGAGATAAACAGCACGTCTTGAGCGGCAAGGTCATTGACAAAGGTCGTCTTGCCTACACCCGGTGGGCCATAGAAAAGAGTGATGTACTGGTGAATGTCGGACGCCCCTCGCTTTGCGACCGTGGGAAGCTCGATCACCTTCTTGGCGGGAGTTGGTGGGGGGCTAGCCCGGCGTCGCTTTGCTGGCGGTGAAGTTTTTGCGGCTCGTTTGATGGCCATTAGTCGTCCTCGTCGTTGTTGAGGGCCTTCTCCCAGTTCTTGCGAACAAAGGGCTGAAGGCAGATGGGCGGCTCGTATTCAAGAATGCCCGACTCGATCTGGTCAAACCAAGCGAGGGTGCTTCTCAAGTCAGAGGGGGTCATCGTCTCTGGGTCGGGCGAACCAGTCAGCACCTTACGATTGGCTAGAAGCTTACGATAGACCCTCTTGACGTAGTCAAGCCGGTCCTTCTCGATATTCTTCCTGTTCTCGAATTCGATTGCCCCAGTAGCGACTGCTAGGCGAAGACCAGCGACGATAGCCCGGGATGAGACAGTCTGTTGCGACTCGAGGGCTTGAGACGAGAACGCAGCGTTGACAGTCAATGACGCCAGCAATTTACCATCGCCTGCTAGCAACAAATTGAGGGACTCGTCCCGTAGTTGGTACATCTCTTCGATGTTGTCTGTGCGTCCTCGATTCTCCTTACTCATGAGCTTGCTCCAGCTCAACGTAAGGAGTTTCGGGCTGGTCAAAGAACGTCGCCGCGCCTCGGTCGCAGCCCCTCAAACAGAGATTCTGGTAGGTGCAGATTTTGAAGTAGGCGTTGCACTCTTGGTCGTCGATTCCCCACTCCCGCGGATCAGCCGGGTCATGGGCGTTCTCGAGGACATGGATGAACTCGCGGTGCACTTGTAGCAGCTCGTACTGGAAGGCGTTCAGATCTTGACGATTGAAGCGCAGCTTTGACCGGTAGAAGTGGCTCGAGTCCTCCATGTAGGTCTCAGCGATTCGCTGGTCAAACTCCTCCTGGTTCTCGTTGGTCTTTCGCCGCTTCTTGGTCTTTTTGGTAACGTCGTAGATGACGTACTTGCAGGGCAGCCCCGACTTCCATGCGGCGAAGAGGTAAGCGCGGACTTGGGTATCAAGTGCGAGTCGGTCGATGTATGACTCGGTAATGACACTGGCAGACTTGCGCTCGACCATCACTCGATCCCCCGAGCTGCGCTCGGTCACGATCTGGTCAATCGAGCCCATGAAGTCGAAGTCATCGAACGGAATGCAGAACTCCTTCTCGAGCAACGACTTCTTGACCAGCCATTGCTTCCGATCAGCGGCGTGATGGGCTGCGTATCCCATGCACATACCCCGGAAGATCATCAGAGCGGACTGCATTTTGTCAAGCTCGTCTTGGTCGTAGAACGCCATGGTATCTGTCAGATTCTTCTCCATCGATTCGATGTGCGCCGCTGCAATCGACGCCATCGACTTGCGACTGGTGATCCACTCGCCGACGCACTTGTGGAACGCAGTACCCATCCAGAGGGCAGCAGTCGTCGTTCGGGGTATGATCCCGAGGACGTACCTCCAGTAGAACTTGCGCTTGCATCGGCGGAAGAGCTTCATTGACGACTGGGTCCACGACCACCTCTCTACGTCACCGTATGGAGCCGGTAGGCGCGGCTTCATGTGGAACGGGTTGTCGATCATGAGTGGTGCGAGCTTGAGTTTACTCATTTGGGATTGTCCTTGGTTTCATCGATGAATCTCTCCATCAGGGCTTTGCAAGCAACGTGCTTGCCTTCACGAGAACACCTGAGAAAGTCGTGGAATAGCTTCATCTGCCTCTTGTGCCGTCGTGCCGCAGGCGACCAGCTGTGGAACCACTCCCAGACGAGCCATGCGAAGACAATCGGAGAGAGCAGTATCATCACGGAAACGAGCATTACCAGTCTCCCCTTCCTCGGGTGCTCGGGTCGTAGTACGACTCATCAGCTCGACACTGTGGGCACTCGAGATGACCGTTGTTGACTCGCTTTCCGCAAGCCTGACAGTAGCTCAGGTCGGGTCGTTGTTCGGGCCGCTGTCGTCTTTCGCCGCATACACCGATCCGACGGCTATCACGATGACGGAGATCAGGATTACCCATGACATCACTTCGCCCACTCGAGGTCAACGATGGTCATGCGGCCGTTCTCGTCTCCGAGAGCGGGGATGAGCATGGTCACCTCCTTGGTTCCGACCTTCACGGCGATGACTCGCGGCTTCTCACCGGCGAGCTCCTTGATGGCCGTCTTCTCGATCTCGAGGTTCTGGTTAACAAGCCGGTTCCGATCATTCGTGTCCCGGTCGATGCTCCGCTGGTGAGCATCGATCTTTTCGAGGTTCTCGATGAACCTCTTGACCTGGCTCTTCTTCTCGGATGCGCTCATACGATTGCCTTCCCTTGGCCCCTCTGGGATCGTTTCTTCTCGGTTTCCGCCAGTCGCCTGTGGCGGGATTCACGAAACTCTTTGGCCTTTGGCGACAGTGAATAGAGAACGGGCTTTGCTCCCCGTTTCTTGTTGTCCAACCAGCCCGTGCTAGTTAGTTGACCAATTCTGGTGTGGATCGTTTGCTTCCCTGGGCATTTGGTCATTCTGAGGGGGCGCCCTTCTCTAATGACTCCGACGATAGTGCGAATCTCAGCAGCGGTCTGAGCACCCCTCTCTACGGCGTACATGACCTCCGCAAGGGCCATTGATTCCAACTGGGGCCACCCTAGTGATGCAGCCTCAGCCCTCATGAGGTCTTTCACGATCTCGCATGGGCCCGATTTCCCAGTCGATTCTTTCCACCTCTTCATGGTGTATTGTGGATCGGAGCGCAGAGAAGCGACTGTGGGTAAACCCATCTTTTTCCGGTGATAGAGCACTGTGTTCCGATGCACCCCAGTCATGAGTGCAATCCGACGATCCGAGTATCCCTGCTTGTTGAGCTTCTTGAGGCGTCTGGCGAATTTCTGGGGATTGGTCTGGACTATCGATGAGCCGCGATTGCTATTACCCCACCTGTGACCAAGGTTGTAGCGTCTGATCCGATAAGCCGTAGTCCTGGGAATCCCCATGATGTCGGCGATCTCGGTATCAGTGAACCCCTGGCGATACAGGCTGTCTACCGCTTCGCCGCGTTGCTTGTTTTTCTCGTTTTTGGTTGGCACTTCTTGCTCCAGTGCTATGCCCGAAAACTATCACGACTTTCAAATCCTCGATGCCAGAATTTTACGAAGAGGGTTCCCGTCGCGGAGCTGGTTCATCACGAAATTCGCAACATGGATATTGGTCTTCAGTGACTGCAGCACAGACAGGTCAATTGACCCCTCCGTAACGAGGTCATAATAGGTAATCACCTTATGACCCTCCGACCCCTTACGTCTGATTCTGGCTTCGCTCTGTTGACGGGAAGCAACCCGGTATGAGTTCGAGAAGTAGACGGCGGTGTCGGAACACGCTAGCTCGTTCATGCCGACCCCCATATCCGCCTGGCCAACAAATACTCTCGGCCCTTTTGGTGATGCAAAGGCTAAACGGGCTTCCTTACGTTCCTTGGCGCTCATTGAGCCCGAGTAACGGATCGCGCTGATAGCGCGACGATTCAACTCATCGACGATTCGACGCAGCTCAGCGCTGTAGTTCGCCCAGACGACAATCTTACGCTTCGATGACAATTCCCCCTCAGCGATGAGAGAAGTCAACAGATCGAGCTTGGGACACGTCAGTCTCCGAGTCTTTCGTTTCGCCGATCCGGGGACATCGTAGTAAAAAAACCCGGAGGCAATCTGCCTCAGCTTCGTTACCTGCTGCACAATGTAGTTAAACTCGATTGGCTCATCGTCGTTGTTGACGTTGAGCTCGAAGTGCTCGATGACGTCTTCGGAGTATCGCCGTTGCTGGCCCGACATCCGAGCGCCCTTGGTAATTGATGTCACTGGGGGCAGTTTGAGAACGTCATCCTCATGGACGTGGAACGCCACCTGCCCCAGCTTTTGAGCGATTTGGTCCTTGGCGTTTTTTCGGGGAAACCACCCGCTTGCACCACCACCAACATTGGCCTTGAGGTAGTACTTCTTCAGGAATTTCCACTGGTTGTCGCCGAAGGTTCGACCGAGGTCAATGAAGTTCATTTGGCCAAATATGTCAAGAATCTCATTGGTGATAGGTGAGCCGGTCAGTCCAAACCGTACAGGGATGTGGCGGGTAACTCCTATGAGCTGCTTTGAGCGTTGCGAGGTCGAGTGCTTTATCAAGTGGCACTCATCGGCGATGACTGTCCGAAATGGCGATGCAGCGATTGCGTTCGCCACGTCTTCGTTCTTCACCAGATCGTAGGTGACGAAAGTCCAAGGTGGTAGCGCATTAGGGACGATGTTTTTGGCCTTTGCGCCCGATGTGACGAATTCCATATCCAGTGGTAATGAGCCCTCGGCTGTAAGCTCTGCCTCCCAGGTCATGAAGTCATCCCGGCGACAGACCACAAGTGCTGGCAGCTTTGCACACCTGATAGCTAAAAGGGTCTTACCGGTTCCGGGGCGCATGAAGATGCCGACTTGAGCCGGCTTGGGCCGTGACTCGATGAAGCGCTTTGCGCGCTTTTGGTGGGGTAGAAGGGGTCTGACTACTGGGGCTTTGTGGTCGGGCATTACTTGATCTCCACGATCCAGCACCATTCGTCGCGCTGCTCAACGGCCACGGACTTGATTTCGATGGTGAGGCGGGATGCCCAGTGGGGCATGGTGGCGGATGAGCGCCATTTCGCCGGGCCGTGTTTGTCGTCTCTGAGCGGCCCGTCGGCGCGATAGCAGGCGGTCCAATGAATGGGCCTATTGCCCACGATGCCGCTGTATGGAGCGCGCCGCCCAAAGCGAGCGGGGTCGATGTCGTCTGCGTCTGGGTCGAATAGCTGCCACGCCTCCCTCACCCAACGCCTCTCGCCAGGGACGCCGAGGGGGCATGGGACTTCGTGGCAGCACTCCGGCTCGAACGGATTAGCATGGTGCATGTTCGACCACACCCAGCCCGTCGCCGTCTTGCCGAGCGAACGATAGAACTCCTTCGGCGGCTGCGGCTTCATCGCCCTCACCACCACCACCCGCCCAGTATCGAGCAGGGAGCGGACTTCTTCATCTCGGAGGATGAGGGATTTCATTCGGCGGGCTCCTTGGCATTTGCATAGCATTCCTCACAGTACGGCCCCTGGTCGCCGATGTAGAGGCTGTCATCGGCTCTCCCGGCGCGGCCGGTGGGCTCGCCGCAAACGAAGCAATATTCGCACTCTCCATGTAGCTTGCCTTGCTGCGGGTCGTGCTCGGTTCCGCAGCAACCTCGGTGGGCCTCGAATGCTGCCCTCGTCGGCTGGCGCTCAATGGCGGCGAGAAGATCTAGCAGGACAGTCTCGGTATTCTCGCCAAGATCACTCCTCAGTAGGTTGTGTTCCTTTTCGATCAGTTCGTCTCTTGTCATCACTCTTCCTCCTTCCGCGCCAGCGCGGCGCATTCGATCCGCGTCGTCGCCACCCGACACAAGGCGATGATGGCCTCGATCTCGGCGCGGTACTCGGCCGCGTGGTCAGGCTCGTGCTTCTCGCACAGGTCATCCAGCAAGGATGACCATTCGTCGATGTGATGCGTCTCGCACCCGTAGGCGAGCCGTCCGTCTAGGTAGCACGTGGCCTCGTATCGTGAATAGACGCGGATGACCCCAGTACCGCGCAGGTGGGCCCAGCGCAGGTTGGCCCCGCGCAGGTTGGCCCCGCGCAGGTCGGCCCCGCGCAGGTTGGCATCGCGCAGGTCAGGCACGACACCATCTTCTCGCGCCTCGGCCACTATCTTCAATGCTTCGTCTCTTGTCATCACTCTTCCTCCTTCCGCGCCAACGCGGCGCTTGCTTGCTCGATGAATGCGATCTGATTTCCAGTCAAGTACTTCTTCCAGAGGTTTTCACATCCGGTCATGCCTTTGGCCTCGGCGCGGGCGCAATTTTCGATGGATTCGACGCCGAACGTCAACACATCGCGCAGCGCCGCAATCTCCGCCACAGGGTCGTCGAACTCACCTTGCGCCGTGGCAGGGGAGGATTCGAGGGCGGCGCGGCCAGCAATCCAGCCCATCCGGTCCGCGATCTCGTCCTTACTCAGCGGGCACTTCATGTCACGCTCTCCACTCTCTCCACTTCCACGATCCAGCACCATTCGTCGCGGACTTCGATGCGGCCAGGAAGGCGCGGAGGTTGGGGTAGGTCATCTTCTCCTCCTCCTCAATCACACCCATATCGTTGACTCCACGCACTGACGCCAGCCGTCGAACTCGAACTTGTAGTTGCCGGTAGCGAGGTCAATCTCACGCTCGTAGACCATACTCGTTCCGGTAAATGGGGACAGTTGACCGCTGGGCAGAAGGACTGGATCCTTGTCGTATCCGAAGCTCGGCATGATAAGCTTGACTGGCAGCCTACAGGTTTCCAGCTCGACGACGAACCCGTCTAGCGGACCGCCTTGTAACGAGTATCGAGTTATCGCACTCATGATCTCCCCTTTGCCCGCGACTTGCGGGCTCGAAGTTGTTTGAGGTAGTCGAACAACGTATCTTCAGCTGAGGCGGACAGTCCACCTATGCCCTTTTTGATGTCTTGGATACCGTCGTTCCAGGTATCGCGCCGTTTTTGAGCCCTAACGTCGTAGAGGTAGTTGACGACTCGAATCTGCCATGGATGTCGGGGTCGAGGAAGTGGCGGTGCGTCCTTTCCCCATACGATCTCGACTGCTTCACGAAGCTCCTTTCGGATGTGCGCTGGGGACACCCCGCGCTCCGCAGCGATCTCTCCGACTGTCCGATGAGTCGACATCGCTGCAACGATCCCACGACGACTGGAGACGTAGTCGTTGGGGGAGGTTGCGTCCTTAGCTTTGAATGACCTGAGCCCGAGCTTGTTGATCCAGTAGTAGACAGTCGGAACGGAGACGCCGAGCTTGATCGCGCAGTAACGCGCCGATGGGGAAGATGTGTAAGCCTCGATGAACTGGTCATCGGTGATTGTGGGTGGCCGTGACATCAGTCGTCCTCACTCATCGGGCTCGGTCCGGGAAGCGCCTTGACGAATCTTATGAGGTCTCGTGGCAGATCTGATTCGATCTCTGCTTCAAATCCATCAATGAAGGTCATATGGAGCTCTGGAGGCCCTTCCAATCCCGCGCTGACATGAACTGAGGTAACGAAGTGCAGAAGATGCTCATCACCGTTTGGCATCCTGATCCATACTTCTGTGCCCGCCGTCTCATTGACGAACTTCACGATGATCCGCGGCCGTTTCGTGGGGTTGTTACTCATCGTCGAATCTCCATTCTTGAGGGACGGCTTCGGGGTCTTCTGGGGACGCGCAATCGACACAGAGCCACTCACCCTCGGATAGTTCCCAGTCGTTGCGGGCTGGTGATTCACCACACATCTCACAGTGGTGGGCGCTGGGTTGTGGCGCAATGCCGCCGAACCCATCTGTGTTGCCAATTGCCCGACAATCAGAGATCTCATGACTGCAGGCCTCAGTCGGAGGTGACGGGTTTACACCGCAGACTGGGCCTTTGAAGATGTAAGGGCATTTCATTGATTCACCATGAAGACATGGAAGACGAGGGAGCCGTTAGCCATCAGCACAGTGCCAATGAACTCAAGATCATCTGTGACGTAGTCTAGGGGGTGGCCTACGCTCGCAATTCGGAAGGTTGTCGGCTCGGTCACTGGCTGGTTCATGGGAACTAGGCACCAGAGCTGTATTGACCCTGATGCCAATTCTCGCTGAGAACCCACACTGAGTGGTCTGGTTCCGATGGGCAGGTCGATCACGACCTTGTTACATGGGATGATCTCGTACCTACAGATCTTCATCATTGGTTTGATTGTCCCTTCTTCTCAGCTTTCTCAGCCTTCTCAGCTCTGTGGCATCGGTTGCAGTAGAGGTCGTAGTAGGGCTGACCGTAGACGTTGGTGCGATTTATGATGTTCAGGAATCGTGCGGCTGATCTACCCCAATAGCGTTCACCGCACTTGTCACACTCCGCGTATTGTGAGGAGTTCAGGCCGTAGTTGATTGCATTGCTCATCTGTAGGTGTTACCTCTCTTGTTCAGCCAACAGCTTCTGCACAGGCCCATGAGGTCAATTTGGCCTTTAGCTTTGTGGCAATTAGCGCAAGTGGCCGCGTCTGGGCCGTACGGGGTGGCATGACGCTCTGGAGAGTTGGGCCGATTGGTGGTAGGAAGTGGTACGATGGCTTCGGGAACCTCATTGGCCAGTTCGCGCTTGAGCTTGGGTTGGGGGGTCTTGAGCTTTCGCTCGATAGCCCCAATCCAAGATTCCGAGTCTGCAATACGGGTTAGCAGGTTTCGGATTAGGTATCTGGCCTTCGGCGACGACGACTGGTGAAGCTTGACTGGCTTCGGCTCGGGGTGGGTGTTCGGGCAGGGGAGATTGTCCTCGATGTAGTTAGTATCCATGCAGAGGGGGCAGGGGGCTGCTGGGATGCCAGATTGCTCGGGTGGTCCAGCAGAGCGAAGAGCGATCTCGAGGTCATCGAGTCTGATGACTAGTTGCCCCGTCGGTTCTTGGGTGAGTGTGATGACCACTTGTGGCTTGGTCTTATCCATGGGCGGTTTCGATCCTTTCACGGCAGCGATGACAGCGGCTGGTCAAGTCAGCAAACGACTTTGCTATGGATACTTTGCCAGCTAACGATAGCAAAAGCGTAGCAGGGACGTTCTGCAGGGGTGATTGGTGATTGTAGCCCCTACGGGTCATCTCAGCGACTAGCATGGTGTGTCGCTCATTGATGAACTGGGGTTCGACTAGTCCGTTGTTGCGGA